ATGGTCTCTACGCAGATACCGTCAAGATACTCAGCAAAGAGCACCATACCCATGATTGCGGTAGACTCAGATACCACGGTGTCATAGTTGCCTTCAGCATGGAAGCCAATCAGCGGGGTCTCACCATCAACGGTAAAGTTAAGACCTGCACGAGCAAAGTCGCTTTCGGACGGGTTGACATAATACAGAACAAGGTTTTCAACCGGGGTTGCGATAACCTTGTTTGCCGGGATATCGGAGCTCAGGAACAGCCGTCTATATCCAAGGAAGTTCTCGATATAATTCATGCCGAACTCGGACTGAATGGTAATGTTTGCATTGCCGAGATACTTGTAAGCATCAAGGATGTTGCACCAACCAACGATTTCAGTGATGCCCTTACGCATCCTCTTCCACTTGTCGCGGACTTTACCCTGAGCCATAGCAAGAGCCGCTTGGAAGGTTGCTTCGGTTCCGGTCAGCTCTCCGGTCTGAAGGTATGCGATGAACTTGTCAAGCACCTTGCCCTGAAGCTCATAAAGGAACTGATCATCGGTCATCTGAATCGCGGCATCATAGCCGTGGTCAGCGATGGCCTCGATGGATACGCCCTTTTTCCATTTGTTGATGGTAATGGTCGCATAGGGCTTTTCCTTGACCTGAGCCTCAGAATACGGGATGCTCTCGCCCTCACCGACATCACCGTCACCAACGGTGACTACAGCATATTTGCTTTTCAGGACGGAGCCCGGGGCCTTCGCCACAAGCCGGGAAACGCCCATCAGATCCCGCAGATCCTGCCAGTTGGTGGAAAATCTGCTAACGAAATCAATTTCACGCGCAGTAATGTCAATCTTTGCGGATGTAGTAAGATTCTCTTTTGCCATATTGGTTCTCCTATTCTGCCTGCCCAAACAGTTCCATGTTCTCGGAAATGAGCTTCTGCCGGGCCTTTGCGTCCTTAACAGCCATGATTTCCTTCTTTGTCATGGTTGTTCCGCCGCTTGCCGCCGGGGGAGTGTTGGTTTCCGCGCCTTTGGTTTCGGTTGTTTGGATGTAATCGCTCCAATCTTCCTTGACGGATGCACGGACCGCTTTTGCGTCCTTCAGCTTTCCGCCCTCATCAAGCTCGATACCATCAACACCCTGCCATTTAAGGATTTGCGCAATACCCTTTTCGGATACGTTCATATCCTTCAGGAGCTCTGTATATGCTTTCTCCTTCGCGGCCCGGGATTCCTTCTGTTCCTGTTCGGTCTTGTACTTTTCGTACTCATCTTTCAACTTCTGATATTCGGTGGCACTCGACTCCTTGTCCTTGTCCACAGAGGACTTCAGTTCGTCCAGTTCCTTTTGCACTTCGGGGAGCTTCTCCGCATCAGGCTTGTACTTCTGCACATCCGCCTCCAGTGTGGTAATTTGCTCCTTGAGGCCGTTCACGGTCTCGCTGTGCATCTCAATAATTTGGTCAATCTGTGCCGCTTCAATTCCCATTGCGGACAGGGCTTTTCTCGAAAGGGCCATCGTTTGTCTCCTTTTCTTCGGGGCGTTTCTTCGCCTTGACAATAAAAAAAGAACCATCAACTGATGCAGTTCGTCGCATCAATCAATGGCTCTCGACCTCTTGGGCTCTCGGCTCCTTGAACACCGGGACTTGTCGGTTGCACCTCTTGCACTTGACGTAAATCACGCCATCGCGCTCGATTGCCACCAACTTTCCGCAATCGCAGAACACCGGGCTCCCATCATTCAGTTTTCGCAAAATCAGAGTTCCTCCTGATATCGCTATTCTATGTGTATTATAACATATATCACACAGTATTGCAAAGAAACAATTTCTTACAACATCCGACAGTATGCGGGTTCCGTCCTGTCGACAAAAATAATTTACGATTTTCGTTCTTTTTATGTTGACATAGCACGGATTTCGTGCTACTATATCATTGTAAGGAGAACACGGCACATGAAACGGAGGTTTGAGATGAAGGTAAAGGCGGTTAAGAATGGTAGTTTGAAAGTTCAGGTATTCCTTTATTACGCCACGGTTCTGAAAAACAAGAAATCCGAGAGAGTGTTCCCGGAATTCGAACAGGACACCACCGAATATAACCGAATCGCATCTGAACGCCTCAAGGCTAGATACTACGAAGAAGATAATCGCCTTTGGAGCCTTGAGGAGTACATGAAAATGTTTGATTGGGCCGCCAAATCTCGGGTTCGAGAACTTGCCGAAGACAGGGCACTGGAAATCCGCGAGGAACTCATTGCCGAAGGATTCCTTTGGAAAAAGGTCATTGAAAAACCGTTTGGACGGTCCGGTAAAGGCAAAAGAATCACCACTTACATTGGCCTCACATCTAAAGGCAGGGAATGGGCCCCGAAGTACATTGAGAAGTTCGGGCTTGCGAAGATCGAAGACAAATAAACACCATCCCGGGCCGGGCGGGTTATCCCGGCAGGAGGATATCATGAAATGGAAAGTAACATTCAAGAAGGTCTACGAGTATGAGATCGACATTGACTCAGATGAAGAGTACGACGCTGAAAATGCCGCATTTGAGCTGTTTGAACGCGATTGCAAATATCCGGTATCAGACACGCATTATGACTACTGCGATGTTGAGTGCTTAGAGGAAGAGGAGGAATATTGATGGCAAAGACATTGACATATCAGGAACTCATCGACTACGCCCGGAAGCCAAAGAACTACGCCATGGGCGGAGAATTCATAGCAGAGTGTTGGGAAGAGAAGGACTTTGACGAATACGTCAAATTGTTCGGCCCCATCACAAAGAGAGACGCGTTGTTCCTCTTCCGGCTTCAGAAGAGCCACTTTGACGATATCGTATCAACGATTTGGTAAATTTTACGATTTTCGTATTTTTCAGCTTGACACAGTACGCCGCCCGTGCTATACTATCATTGTAAGGAACGGACGGCATACACGAAGGAGGATTTGAGATGAAAAGAACCGCGATGTACACACTGACGAATAGCCTTTGGTCTGATGAGGTCTCCTGCACATTCTACTATAACGGAAGCCCGGACCGCGACCTGAGAGGAACCTGCGGAACCGCCTGTAAGCTTTATAAGGATTTTGAACACGCGAAAGCCGCCGGAGAGAGATATCTGAAGAAAATGGCAAAAGAATTCGGTTGCGAGAGTCTCGGAGGAATCTTCGTTGACCCGTTCACTAGCAAGAAAGAGAGGGTTTGATATGTTGAGAGTAGCGGACACCATACTAGAACAGCTTGGCGGGAATCGGTTTATTGTAATGACTGGAGCGCACGGATTTGTCGCTGACGAGAAGTCCTTGAGGATGTGCCTTCCCCGGAACGCGAGCAAGGCGAATCGCCTGACCATCACCCTGACCCCGATGGACACCTACAACATGGAGTTTGTTAAGTACACCCCATACCGGATCAGCACTCGCGGCGGACAGTTCCGGGAGTATCACGAGAAGTGGGAGACAATCCGGGAGTTTGAAGGAATCTACTTTGACCAGTTACAGGAGCTCTTCACCGAAGTAACAGGCCTGTATACTCACCTGTAAACAATAGGACGGAAGCCCGAAAGGAGAATTGAGATGAGACTTACGAACAAGAGAGAAATCGCTGAGGCTATGAACTTTGGGAAATACCCGGTACTTGTTCTTGACAGAGAGAATCACAGAGGATTCGAGAACACACTGTATTGCGAAGGGCAGAAGGTCCGGGTTGCGTGGGATCACGTTGCCCCACGATACGCCGGAATGACGACCCGGGGTCGTATCTACATGAACGAGAACGGACAGCTTGCCATCTCCGGGAACGGCGCGATGCTCACTGATTCTTGGGGCTACTCTGATGTGATGGAAGACGCTGAATGGGCTAACGCCCCGGTTGTTCATAAAGGACAGACGGTCATCGTGATTCACAACTGGCCCTCACAGAAGGCTTGCATGGTTGAAAAGCTGAAGGTCTCCGACAGGATTGACCGCTTCTGCTCCACCGTTGCCACCCTCAAGGATGTTTCCGAGTAAACAACAGCCCCGGTTGCCCGGGGCCTTTCTTTTGAAAAAATATTTCATTTTTCATGTTTTATCGCTTGACTTAGTACGAATTCCGTGCTATGCTATCCTTGTAAGGTTGATAAGGGTTACGGCCTCCGGGCCGGGAAGGAGATTGAAATGGATATCAACACTACTGCCGCATCATTACTTGACGGAGGTTGGCTCCCGAAGGACCGGGACCTGATTCAGGAGGAGTACGGTTTCGACGATGACGAAATCGAGGCCATTGTAAAGGAAATGAAGTTGTTCATTCAGGACGAGCAGTTCGACCCCGACAGAGAGAAGGCAAGGGACATCATCCGGGCAGGACACTATAACGCCGCTGTAGAGCTCATGGATGACGAGCTCCGGGAACAGATACACGACGAGCTTGCCCCCTGCTCCGACGTGGATTTCCTCACCCGGTACTTGAAAGAGCATCAAAAGAAGTTTGGAGAAGAGTTCATTTTGAACTGAAACTAAAGCCCCGGGAATCCCGGGGCTGTTTTTATGACTTGAGGCACTCCTCTATCATGGATTGATATACACTCAAATAGTTCTCGATTGATGGCTTGATAAACGGATGCGGAGGATACGGGGCTTTCTCTTTCCACTTCTTGGGCCATTTGTGCCCCAACTCAATGTACTTCCCATATTCAACATTTGTTCCGACAACGACTGTGTTCACTGATCCTCTCGAATCACAGATATGAGTAATGCTGTTCTGCAACCGTCCAGTTCTGTGTGGGCACATACCACGGGCTTTATCTTCTGCATAAAGGCCAATCATTTCAAGGGCCTTCGCTCGTTGCTCTCTGCATGACCTCTTGATGAGCTCAGTGTTGTCGTTCTTGATGTCTACATCAAACCTCACCTTGAAATCGCCCAAACCATCACCCCCTCCGATATTCAGCGATATACTGCCGCCGGATAGTCTCCGCCACGTCCTCATCATGGGTTATCGGTTCAGACCTTGCCTTGTGATTCTGTTTCCAATCATCATAGCTTTCCTCTTCCATGTTCTCTGTGTTCCTCCATGACAAATCTGAAAGGTCGTGTTCATATCCTTCCATCTGTGTTACCATGGTGCAACGGCAGTTCCATATCTCCGCCGGATGTGCATACGGGTCACCGGGGAACATGATGTACCCATGATCGCTCAGGAAGGGCTCCTCAACGTCCACAGTCTGCCCATCAAGGTCCACATGAGAATCTCTCGTTCTTCCATCAAGGACTGCCATCCAAGCCTTCTGAAGCCTTATACCCATGCTCTGAGCCCGCTCCATGGCATGAATCCTGCCGCCGTTCTCAGCGGAGGTCATGGCTGTCCGCGCATACCGAATTGTTGACTTGTGGTTTGTTTCCCCCATGGTCTGTGCGATACGCTTTGTCATGGTCGGGATGCTCTCACCCTGAAGGATAGACTGAAGCGTAACAGATTGAATCTGCCCTTCTTGCCACGCGATGTCCTTCCCGGCGGCAATCCGGGCCTTCATGTTTTTTCCGGGGTCAGGCAGAATCTTTGGATTCCCGGCGACAATACGGTTGGTCACGTCCTTATTGAACAGGACATAAGACGTGTCAATCCGTGACTGCTGTTCAATCCGAAACGTCATATAATCATGGTTGATGACATATACCGTAGGCTTCTCCTTTGAGACAATCTCCCGGGCCGTGACGTTCACGTTGTGGAGCTCAGCCGCCATTGTGTCGCGCATATCCTCCCATCGCTTGCCCATCATGATTTGCCCGGTCCGCCATTGCTTGTATTCAGCTTCCGTTCGTTCCCCGGCCTTGACCCATTCCTGCCACCGCTTGTCCTTCGCCTCGAAACGCCGGAGGTAATCATCCAGTTTGGCCTGTAGCTCCTTTTGAGCCTTCTCATATTCCTTCCCGAGTTTCTTCTCAAGCTCAAGAATGATTCCGTCAGTTTGTTCGTGCGCGATATCACGCATGGACACCACCACCTGTCTCAGAGTTGATAACGTCGATATAGCAGTCAAAGAAATCCATCAGCTCATCCGCATCCATCCCGAGACGATCAAGGAACTGTCCGAGAATCTCGACATGAGCGGCAGTCATATTGTGCGCTTCAATGATAGTGTTCCCGATGCCCGGTTGACTTGAGTGCTTCTCGACATAAGAAACCTTGCCTTTATCAAACAGCGTCATTACCTGCCACCCCCTCATTTCTTCTTTCCCTTTTTGTACTTCAGGAAGCTCGGGTCCTGCTTGATTTTATCAAGCTCCTGAAGATACTGTTCCTGATAAGCCTCTTTGATTTTAGCTCTCTCGGACTTATTCCGCTCCCGAATTTCCGCAATCTTCTTCTTCAGTCTTGCCTTATTCTTGGAGTGCTTCATCTGCCGCCGGACAGCATCAATTTCCTTCTTGATGTCTTCCTTCAGCTTTTCGTAGGCCTTTTTGCGGTCCGCCATAATGGCTTCCTTTACTTCCTTTGCCGCAATCTTGCCCATCTCATTCAGCCCCGCCGTTGAGCTCCGGGACTGCCGCCCTTTAAGCTGTCTGTGCTTCATGTAATATTCATGGGCTTTGACCGGGTCATAATACTTGCTTGCGTATGCCATTAGTATTCATCCTCCAGTCCGTCGATTAGCGAATCCAGTTCGTCAAGTTCATCATCGACCTCTGTGTCAGTATCATCCTCAAGCTCATCATCCATGCCAACACCTGCACGTTCAATCTCGTCCATTTCCATCTGCTCGAGGATTTCATCAGCCTGATCGCCATCCCCGAGAAGAGTCAGCACCTTGCGGGTCACATATTCGCTTGTAAGGGCCGTAGAGGCCGCGAGAACCGTTTGAACGTCTTCGCCCGTATTAATTAACATGGAGCGAGTAAAAGTCGGTTTTGCGGCGATTCCGGCAACCTGAAGGATACCCTTGAGGAACTTCCTTACACAGTATTCATACTGGTCAGCTTTGATGTTCATCGGCTCGTACGCCGCCTTAATCTGAGTAGCGGTAACAGCTCCGGAACGGATGTCGTCAACATTGAGGGCCATGTAATCCCGGTAGAGGTCTCGCTCAAGCCTGTCAAGGAGTGTTTCCCGGGCCGCGTATGGAATATCAACAGTCTGCGCCTGTACGTCCGTGTCGCCATCCACATCGGTGACATGGAGCATCCGCAGACGGTCAAGGAACTTTGCCATGTCAACGTCATCCATGCCTCCGGCGTTTCGGATGATCCAATAAATCTGTGCGGTGTCGAGGTCATTCAGGAACCCGTTCTTGATGAGGTCGTAAGCATCAATCTGTTCCCGGATGCCGACAAGCTCTGACTGGTGTTGCGGATTGGCCCACATCGGCACAATCGGGAAGGACGGATAATTCTCACCATCCATGATGACAGTACCGTCAAGCGGGGAGCTCTTCACAATCTGCTTATAGGCTCTCTTTGCATGGAGCACCTCACCGTCACCTTCATTATTGCGAAGGTCCCACAGATAGTCTGTATACCCGTCTTCCTCATAAAGCGTTGCCCGGAGAGGCTTTTGGTCATCCACCTGCCACCAACGGATTCCGGCCCGCAGAGAGCCGTTCTCTTCATCCCATAACGGCACAAACTCAGTCAGCCTGAATACGTCGATATGGTCCATATTCCAAAAGCCAAAGGCAACACCATCCACAAGCGCATCCCGGCAAAGCTCCTGAAGGTCCGTATCGAAATCCTCCCCAAGCTTATCAACGGTGTCCGGGTCATCCCACGTCACGCCGTTTCCGAGCAAATACTGATTCTGCTGTGTGATAAAGTAATTGAACAAGTTGCGCCGGGTCTTATGGTTCGGACTCCACCTGTCGGACACTTCACGGCCCGTCAGCGTGCGCAGTGTCTTTTGATACCGCATGATGGATGTATTGCATTTCCGGTCATAGTCCTGCGCGGTTACCGCATCCTGATAGCCGCCTGTCGTCTTGTGCTGATAGATTGCCATTCGCACAAACTCCATCAGCGCGTCATCCCGTTGGGGCACTTCCTGAAAGTCTTGAAACGTAAACATGAGCCAAGCTCCTCCTTTTTGTTGGCGGCTCTCGGCTCATGGCTTTCTCGGCTCTGTATGACGGATCAGAAGCCCGTCGGTGAATGATATACTTCATCTTCTCCGCGCTTGCCCCAAAGCACTCTCACAATGCTCGCGAGGCTATCAGGCGCATCATCATGCTCTGCATTTTCATTGTACTCGCAAATCTGATCGATGTATTCTTTGTCGGTTCCCTTTACGAATACAATGTTCTTCCATTCTCCCCGAAGATAGGTTGTTATCTTCAAGAACTTATTCATGGATTCCGTATAAGTTACAACCCGTTCGCCCTTTTTCCTGAGATTCTTTGCGAGATACCCTTTGTCGGCGTTAATCTCGTTGTATATTCTTCCGGCGTTGAACCTCTTCCTCCATGATATAATCTCGTCTTCCACGTCGTCAATATGCTTTCGCCAAATCTTCCCGAAAACGTAATATTTGCCTTCCGACTTCCGACAGATTGTAAAGGCTGTGTAATCCTCACCATCATAGGCCGCGTCGATATGACAAAACCGGGCCTGATCAACCTTCGCCGGGTCTCCATCCACAACCGGATTGGAGAATATGATGTCTTCCGAGGCAATATGCCGAAGCTCATAGTTGGCGGCGAACAAAGAGGGGAGCATCCTCTCCTTTACGTGTTCAATCTGCTCCGGGGTCATAAGCCCGGTTGAATAGCAATCATACTTCTTCGGGTTTGGCATCAGCGTGAACGCATCTTCTTTGTGCCACGGGGTGCCAGTGTTGATGAATCGACCGCCACGGTTCTTGATGTTCTCAAGCTCCATGTATGCCCGCTTTGTCCGTTCGCGTTCCGCCTTTGAGCTTCTGTCGTTCACGTTCACGATATCATCCGTCACGACAATATCTGCGTGCTTACCAGTGATGGAGGTTCCGATACCAAGGCCGACAATCTGCGATGTGCCCGTGATTGATGTCACAAGGTTAGTTGAAATCTCTCCACCGGATTCCTTCAGGAACACAAGGTCTTTGTTATACAACGTCCTGACTATCCTCTGCATACATCCTGCCTTGAGGATGTTCGCCGTTTGGTGCATAACCTCAACCACGTCTGAGCCCGTCTTTCGGAAGAACAGGACCGTCTCATTCGGACGGATGATTGTATGGATTGCGAAGAACAACGAAAGCGTGGTAGTCTTAAAACTTCCTCTGTGCCCCTGTAACGTCTGATCTTCATCGAGGTAAAGGAAATCTCGGAGCCAGTCGTTATGCATGGCTGTGAGGTCGTTGAAGCCCACCCAATGGCCTATCTCAACGGGATTTTCCCACAGAAGGTCTAATACCTGATTTTCTGTTAGCAAAATACTGCTCCATCTTCTTCACGGTGTCGTCATCATCCGCGACAACCTTAATGTCTTGCTGATCCTTTTGTCCGAGATACTGTTTGCCAAGCCATATCGCCATGCTCACATTATGCTCAGCCATTCTAAACTGATTCCGCCGAAGGCTTATTTTGCCATCGGCGGACCAAGTTTTAAATGCTTCCGCAAAACTCATGGAGAGCTCTCTTGCACACCATCGCTCAATGGTATCAGGAGAGCATTTGAACCATGAGGAAATCTCATCGAGAGTGCATTGAATGGCGCATAGCTTTTGGAATTGTTCCCGATCTATTTCAATTCGGGGTCTACCTGTCTTTGCCATAACCATCCCTTTCATTCTTGTCCATTATCAACCTTGCACCTCTCCCGTTCTTGGACCAATATGCTCAAATACGTCAAGCAATCCCTGTCTATGTCGCACGCAACAAAGTCGTTGAATTTCAAAAGATGAGTCCCATACCCACAAGAAAAGTCCAAACATTTATTGAATCGTCCACTAAGAAAAGTAATGAGCTCTTTCGTGTCCTTGAATTGTTGCTGATAATCATAGTTCCAAACCCACAATTGACAGCCGGACATATTCGCCTCTGCGGTCTTTATGGAAATCGGATACGCCTTTGCGTCAACAAAATACCGCGCCGCTGATTTCCCGCACACAATGAACGCGGGCACACCAAGTTCAAGAATCAAGTTATGTATATTATTCATGTATGACGCATAGTCGCACGGAACATTATTGGCTCTATCATTAAAAATTGAATACCCATATTGCCATGCAATTTCGGAAAACACAACGTCGCAGTCCATGAATTCCTTGCGCATATATGTTTTTGACATATCATTGAAGAACACTTTGTGCGGGACCTCAATAATCTCAGATGAAAAATGGATGCGGCGCAGTTGGCCCTTTATGCTTGAGTTGTACATCAGTTAATCTTTCCTCTGTTGCCAGTGCTCACTCGCTCACAGGCAACGGCAAGTCTGTACTTATTCAGCTCCGTCCCAACAAATCTTCTTCCAACTTTACTGGCATAAAAGGCCACCAACCCTTTGCCCATGCACGGATCACCGATACATGAGTATGAGCTGTTTTGACAGATTATCTTGATAGCCTCTTCCTCATCAATGTTTTGCAAAGCGAGCTCCTCGAGAGAATCATTGCTCGCCTGCACAATCCAACATTTGTTTTTCGGATTCCTGTAATACATAGAATCAAACACTTTTACGTTTTTATACCGGGAAAGACACTCGCCAACGAAGGCATCTTTATTTGACTTGAACACTTCCAAGAACAGAACCTTCGGTGCTATTTCATCAACCACTTCCCAAAACCGTGCATGAAATGGAGCATAGCTATCTTGCCGTCCTTCTTTTTCAGCCTTTGCATAAAATGAATTAATATTCGCTTTTGAACATGGCGGGTCAGAAAATAGCACATCAGCCTGTTTCATGAATTCCGGCGTTTTGTCAAAAATATCATGCACGCGCAGTATTCCGCCTTTTATCTCAATGTCGCCGCTCATATCATACTTTTTGTACAGGTCACCATATTTAAACTTTTCGTTCATGCCTCCGCCAGATCTCCCTCCCGAACATACATCACGTTGCCGCACTTCTCACAGACGCACTTGTAATACTTAACAGGAATACCCGCAGAAGCCTTCTGAGCGGCCTCAGCGCGTTCCAAAGCCTTCTCCGTGGTAATTTGTACCTCTTGTGCGGATTCCTTCGCCTGAGCCTCTAAGAATTCCTGATACAACTTCTGACGCTCCTCATCGGAAATCTGACGCGGCTCGTCATCATCACCGTCTGTCATGAAATCCTCAACGGACGGGATGTCATCAAACTTGATTGTCGGAAATCCGAGCTCCGAAAAGTCGAAATCAAAGTCAAGAGAATCAATCTCATGCATGAGCTCTTCGTTGACCCATTCAGAGAACTCCGAAATCTTGTTATCCGCGATTCTATCGGCCTTGATAGCCTCCTCATCCGCATGAGTCACAATACACGGAATCTCCGTCATGCCAAGCTTGATGGCGGCAGAGAAGCGGGCATGGCCCTTTACAATCACGCCGTTCTTATCCACCACAAGCGGAACATTGAAGCCCACCTTCGGAATGATTTTTACGAGAAGCTCAACCGTCTTGTCATTCCTCCGAGGATTCCTGATATACGGCTTAATCTCGGAAATCTTCTTCATTACAATCTTGTCTTCAACTCTGATGTCGCTCACTGCTTCTCCTCGCTTTCATACTTGATCTTCTCTTTGATTTGTTTCTCGGATACCGCCGCCTTGGAGTATTCTCCATTCTCATACAACTTTGCGTATCCGGTGATGTATTTCAACCTGACGAGTTCCTCCGCCTCAAGCCCGAGCTCGTTGCACACCTCGAGGTCAGAAGCTCCATTCAGGAGCATCTCCATAACAATATTTGACATCCCATTAACGCTGTGCTTTCCACGGGCCCGATTGTGCCGTACTGTGGAGGCCATGAGGTCATTCATTGTTTTGCCATGCAAGACAACACATGGGAGCTTACCTTCGCAGGATGCATAAATATCCTTATATCTGCGCATAATTGAATATCTATGAAATCCATCAACAATCACATATCTGTCTTTCTTCGGGTCATAAATCGTTACGACAGGCTGTGTGTAACCGTCTTTCTTGACCGACGTGTACAGGAGCTTCATCTCCATTGTCGCAACTGAATTTGGGTTATAATTATTCGCGTGGACCTTCTCAATCGGAATCCACTCAACCTCGTTTATCGGTTGGTCTTTGATCATGCCTTCACCTTCTTCTTTCGATGCTCACGCTGTGCAATAGCAACCGCCTGATTGTGGTTCACTGTCCCGTCGATATCGTTGATGATGCACTCCCGGACATGGAGTTTGTACCATTCCTCTCCAATTTGGTTTTTCCATCTTTTGCGAAAAAGGTCATGGTATTCCGGCTTCACGATATGCACAAGGAGATAGTCCCGGTACTCCTTCCAATCTTTGAACATGAATGGAAGATTCTTCGGTATAACCTCTGTATCAAAGGCGTGGGTAAAAGTGCTTGTTCCCGCAACGCGGCGACAGAACCGATTGTACGTCTGCGGCTCAAATTCCTGAAGCCCTCGGATATTATGCCACGCCGTCTCATGAATGAGGGCGGAACAGCGCATATTCGTCGCGGGGACCCCATATTGGTATTGTCTGTCGTAGAGGACATTGTACTTCCAATGGTTCCGCGCAATTGCCGTCCATATATCCGAATTGTTGAAATCATAAATCGGATAGAATTGCCGCATCTTTCCGCCATACTCAACACTGCACCATGTCAAGCCATGCCACTTCGCGGCTTCCCCGACAATGTGAAGTCTGCGGGCCGGAGATTCCGAAATCCTCATTCCGCAAAGAACCGCTGAATTACCACTCGATATGGCAATCTGAAGCTCTTTGTAAATGTCATGGAATCTGTTCGATGAATAATCAAACTTTGTAATCGCGATGTCCGATTGCGGATGAATCCACAAATCCTTCTTTGTCTCATCCCAAACCCGGATGAAATTCTGTTGAGGCGACAGCGAATTGGTGAAGTCGAACGGGACCTGAAACCAATACGGTTCAACGTCCGGGTTCCGCATGATTGACTCCATATAATCAACTGTGCTCTGCCACTCAGCCTCTTGATCCAACCAAAAAACCTTGAGCGGGAGCCTATTCCGCTCCCGCGCCACAATCATGGCAAGGTTATATACAACCGTGCTATCCTTCCCGCCGGACATGGCAACAATAACGTCATCAAAGTTGTCATATACCAAACGGATTCTTTCGAGAGCTTCGTCAAAGACGTTGTTCTCTTTGTAAATCATTGCCATTCTTTATCCTTCACATACAACACGACTTGATAGTCATCCAAATTGTTTCTGTTTAAAATCGTTGTCTCGCCTACCGGAGCTCCCATGGTCCAATAGAATCTGTTATCAAGCTGAAGACATACATACACAGTCTTGAATAATTTCACTTTGAAGCCATGTTCCCGGATATACATCACCGCCTGTGCAAACTCATCATCTGCACCATTGATCTTCCCGCGCACAACGTACTCATGAGGAGACCTCTTTGCGTATGTCTTTGCAAAGATCCATTGTTGCCTTTCAACGAACTCCCTGAAATCAAAACCGTCAACCATACATTTACCTCCTTGATATAAAACAAGAGCGGTTTCCCGCCCCTAGTTACCTATCATACTTTGCCGCAATCATGAGATATTCACCGATTTCCATCAGATCAGCGTTGGAGAACCGAAGCTGAGCATCCGCCTCCGGCAATCCCGAAACTCTCCGGGCGGCACGTTCAGCGGGCCCCGGTTCACTGTACATCATCCCATTGATGATGGCCTCCGCCACCTGAATTGCGTTCATATCGTCACGAATACTAATCATAAACACCTCGCAGAAGCCGCCAATTTCGCCGCAGAACCGTTTTTACATCTGCACCCGCATAAATTACCGTTTAAGCGCGAAAAACACGGCTCAGGGCCGCAGAACGCGTTTAAAAGCTACCCCGGCAGGATTCGAACCTGCAATAATCGGAACCAAAATCCGATGCCTTACCGTTTGGCGACGAGGCATCAATCGGGATGGCGGAAGACGGGTTTCGACCCCGCGACTGGTCAAATCAACGACCCGCTTTACAATCGTAAGCTACTCCCGCCTGTATCGATACATTTCTGCGGATTCACGCACGCGTCCGTGCCCTATGCCGCATAGCAGGAAGGGCAGGAATCGAACCCACATTGACGGTTTTGGAGACCGCTGTTCTACCATTGAACTACCGACCTGTATGTCCCGGCTTTCGGTCGGACAGGGGCCACCGACCGGGCCATGTATTCACAACCGCCGGGAGTGCGCGGACGGGGACCTGCGCCCCGCATGGCTTATAGACATTTTTCAGCCTTGTCGTATGTGTCACATACGATTCCAACCTTCCTATTCGGTCACCGCGCATTATGCAGGGTCTCCCGAGCCGATGCACCGATTAACAACCACGGCTCGTCGGATTCCTCCTGCGCCGCTCGTTGTACCCGTTCTCCCTGCTGTTCGCCTTGTTGAGCTCATTTTGCAAATGCCCTCAGACTTGCCTATTATATGCTGACGGAGCCACCCGCCCCCTGCCCAAACGACAGGTTCAGTCTTCAGGCGGGAGTCGAACCCGCACAGCATGGCTTCATCCCAAGTGCTCTACCAATTAAGCTACCGAAGACGCTTGATTAACGACCCCATGTGCGCACAAGGGCCGAATGACTGCTACCATGGCATTATGCAATCATCGCAGGAACGCCCGGAATCGAACCGGGTATGATGCCATGTTCGAGCATCGCTACCAATACAGGCCCGGAACCTGTACCCAAGCCATTCCCCGCCCCATGGAAGACCGCCGCCGATATGGACATCTGCATGAATGTCCATTCGCCAGTACCGACAGCATTGAACGCCCGGGGCTTGTTCTACTGCGTCGCACCCGGAATCGAACCGGGGCTCCTCTTCCACAAAAGGATGTTCTGCCAATTAAACTATGCGACGCACTACGTTGAAGGAGATATTACCTCTGACCGCTACGGACGGTCAGTCCGGCTATAACGGAACCGCTGAAAACATCGAGAAAAGACGGGCTTGAATTTCACTTTGCCAACACACTCTAAGGATGGAATATTGTTCCATCTGAATTATAACACATATAACAAGCGGCGGGAAGGGGTTATTTTTCGATGGTATTGAACCGAACCCCGTATAAATCATACGTTTCGTCGCAGTATTTGAGGATGTCAGCGTTATCCGGGTCAGTAATCTTATACACCTCATCCGTCACGGCCTCGCAGAACTGGACAAGCCTGTTTCTCCGGTCGTAATTGCCGTCTTTCGGTATCGGTTTCCAACCAAACCGTTCCACCAACACCCGGGCCGTTGTAGCCATGAGGAGTGAAACACAGCTCACCGCGTTGTCATTCGGATGATTCTCAGAGAACGCCTTCTCCCGCTTCTCCCATTCCTCAACCGCCGCTTGCATCGCGGCCTTTTCCCGTTCCGCGAAAATCTCATCAGCTTGTTTTGACACATCATCCACAACGCGCTGACGGAACTCCCGGAGGATCATCTTGTCATGTTCCTCAAGCTGTGCCGCCGTGAATGAATATGTCGTGTTCTGCATCTTTGCGGCTCTCATAGCCGCTCCCTTCTTGCCCATACATTGCCTCCACTCAAAGTCTTCTTTCAAGTCTGTAAATCACATCATCCGCCGTCAAATACCCGGCGATTTTCCCGTGCTCTCCGGGAAGCATTACTGCCTCTCCCATAACTTCAAGGAGCCCATCTTCGTATCCCAAAGAACCGGTATCGCATATAGCATCCCACAGCGCCTCAGAGTCACCGTATACAAGGATCTGATGACGGATGTTTCCCGGCTCGTCACAGTCAAACCGTTCATAATCGTATTGATTATCCCGGAGATACTGTTCCAGTTTGTCAAGCTCAGTCATGTTCGCTTTCCTTCTCCCATACATACAGGGCCACCGCAAAGATAAAAGCGGCGGCTGTTACAATGCCCACAAAGAACGCAACAATCAGAATAACCGTGCATAAAAAGTCAATCAATCACTCATCTCCCTTATCTCCTTTTCAAACACCTTTTCCATGTCAAACAAATTCCCGTAACTCCCGTATTTTCTTGAACAATACTTCTTCATTGGCGCAGGTATTTTCAACTGTAAATCCTTCAGGCGTTGCCAGTATTCCGGGAGATACCTGTAAATATTGCAGAGTTCCCGTCTGTTCTTGTTACAACAGCACCAACACGAAACCCGGTCAAGAATATCATACAAATCAATATCGCCCTCTTGCCAATTCCAACCGCGCTTCCGGCAGTACCGCAGACAATCAGCCTCACTCATGCCCCAATCAACCAACGGATATTCCTTGTATTCCTTTTGATTTTCAGCACGTTTCATGCGATATTGCTCGTCTGCGGCAATGCCGACATATACCACGGCTTTTTGTTGCCTGATATACCTGTTTACGGTATCGGTTTTTTCTCCGGTTCCCCAACGACAGGGGCCTCCACACCATCCATATCCGTATTTTATTCCCCCGTCGAGCTTGTGAATTGGCCTTTCCAACATGGAATATATAAACGGCTTTTTCGGTGCCATTTCAATCAATGTCACCCCATGCTCACGCAGAACTGGACGCAGTTTGTCACGGTTCCTGTAAATTGCATCAAATTCCATGCCCGTGTCATAAAAAACCACCTCGTCAAGCGGCCTTCCTTCCTCAAGAAGCCGCAGTACCATCGCCAAACTATCTTTCCCGAAACTAATACTTGCAATATGTTTCACACACCACGCTACACGCCATGTGTAAACGTGGAAACAATAAGATTGCCATGCTTGCCGGGGATTTTGCCTCGGCTTTATCGGCCGCTATGGTTAATTATTACCCGGGGCCATATCTGTTCTCCGCCCCGGAACCGGGTTTACCCGGGATCGTGTTAATCCTTTCCTTCTTCTTTGTCTTTGCTTTTAAATCCGATTCCGAACCTTTCGCCAATAGGGGCCGTTACTGTCCGATACCACTGCTCGCCGATATTCTTGATGTACTCCGCGCCCTCTTTGGCCTTTATAATTGCAGAGCATCCTTCGTAATACGAAATCATCTCAAGCGCGGCCCGAACGGCCTTTGTGTACTCAACAAGCGATTCCCACTTGTCCTCATCGGGCTTCTTCTGCCATTCCTTGAAGTGCTCATAGCTTTCGCCTTCCTCAAAGCCCTCAAGCCCTGCCCGCTGACCGCATAAATATTCAATGCACCGCTCGCAATCGTCTTTATAGCTCATGCTCATACTACTTACCCCCTTCTGTCAGCTTCTCCAACAGGTCACTCGCCGTGTTCGTAATGGTTTGAATAACCGACTCTGTTGATTCGTATGTTACATGGCTGGCAATCTCCATCTGTATCATTGTCTCCTTCGATGGTATCATCATTCCCACCACAATAAGAACGAGCGCAAATACAAACAATGCAATCATGATGTTCCGGAATTTGCGTCGTTCATCCCCGTACGACTCACACAGCGCAGGAGCCATTAACATATCGACGATGATTACAGTAATCGACGCAATTAAAAGAAACCATCTAATGGAATCGCACACCTGTAGCCAATAGCACAACATTGGATCAACAATCGGCCCCGTCATTTACTCATCCTCCTCGCAAATAAGCCCAAACTTGTCTCCAACCGCATGAAGGGTCAAAGCCAAATGAATCACAGCACCTTTCAGCCATTCGCCCCGCTCCGGGTTAAGAATCTCTTCCAGTTCTTCCCGCGTCATGTCTGACAGGCAGACGGCCTGATATTTGCCGTTACGCTTTATCCGCAGGTAAATCCCGTCAAGATTTCTGTTCATTCCTCAGCCTCCTCTTCCTCCCGATGTTCCCCATAACTGCAAAAGTCAAACGTCCGTGTCCCAAACCTAACTCCTGCATGTCGTTCGCAGTCATGATAATCAGGGGCAATACTTGATGATGGGAATTGGTTCCAATACCTACAATCAGCACAATGAACGAGTTGATTGCGGATGGCTTCAGCAACAGCTTTCTCCGCTTCAGCCTTGAAATCGAAAATCAGTCTCCTCGTTGCCACTACCCTAATCGCCTCCTCACCCGGACAATGCCGACAATGCGCCCGCTTTGCCAAACATTCCCTTGTGCCCTTAAAATGCATCCACGAAACAGGCAGGCCAAGATATTCAGACCTGCTTTTTAGTTCATGCGTCAACTTTGCCCGAAAACATCTCTGCGGGCAGTCCGGGCCGTAGTCCAAACAATGAGCATTATCATGGTTCATTTGCTCCAATCCCGCCTTTCCGCCATATAACAAAAACCTGCGGGCCGCGTCTGAATCTTCCCGAATTTGCTCCATATCTCACAATAGCTCAGATGATAATACTTACAATCTATGCATGAAATTACAGGAACAGCATCAACTGCGGGCGCACCGTCAATATCTGCCACGCTGACAAAATCACGAAACGCCTTTTCCTTCAGGTCATTAGCATCAATTAATCTCATTCGTTCCCCTCCCGGCGTTCTGCTCTACTGCAAAAATCGTCATCTTTCCATCCATATCCGTAATCTATGTTGTAACAGTACGGTATATTGTCTTTATCAAATCGATGCCATTTGCAATCACGGCAGTAGATGATTTCGGGCTGTGCGGATGGCTGATTCCTCACCGCTTTCTCGCACAGATACATACCGTTCATAAGGATGCTTGCTCTGTGTGTATCATCCATCATCTGTGCGCTCTGTCGTACCTTTTCAATATGTTTCAGTGTTGCCTTCCTGCTGATTAAATCACTCATCCTCTCCTCCTTTGTACGGCTCCGGCAGGGGCATCCATGCCACAACCTTTATCTGCCATATATAGCAACTCAGTTCATCCCATCCATGCTTAGTCCATTCAGCGAAGCCTGTCACGTAGTCATCCCAACCGTCATAATGTTCACACTGAATCGTAACCAGATAATAATCGTCATTCTCTGGATGTTCCGGCAACCGCTCACTGCATGGAGTCCAACCCATTCTTTCTGCTTCGCTTACTGGAAAATAATCAAGTAAAGCTACCTTTTCTTCACCTTCCCACCAATCACTTTTCCAATAAAAATATCCATCGGCATTCATATCGACCATATATAATTCATTCATTATAACTTCATTTACCTGAATGACCGCAATCATATCTTCAATAGCTGTTATATGATTCTGTATGTATTGTCCAATTACATTATAAGGGTCTTGACCATAAGGTACTTTTAGCATCATTCGTTTTCACTTCCTTAAAATTGCAACCATTTCTACAGCGGCATCTTAATTCGTCTGCATCATTTTTAATTTGATAACAATGAACACATTTCATACATTTTTCGACCCACAGTTCATACTCCATTATCTGATCACTCCCACGGATATTTCTCTGCTCCTGCATCAATTATGATCGTCCTCCTTGTACGGCTTAGGTAGTGGCATATATGCTATAACATTTTGAGATCGCCATCCTATATAGTCTTCATATTCATCATTAAATATACGAACAGCATCTTCCATTGTAGTATAAGTATCCAAACTTAAAATATAATTTCCACCATGAGTAACTAAATATTTACCAGATACTTTAGGCGGGGTAGTAGCGGATGTCCACAAGCGTCTACTACCATCTTCATATCCTTTTAAATATATAGATTGCACGGCCTTTTCTAACGCTTCATTAATGTTAGTTGTTTCATCTATTGACTTTTTTAATATTTCTTTAGCTTCTTCAAAAGACATATAGACCATCTTATTTTATTTCTCACTTTCTGCCTTGTACGGCTCCGGCTCGTAAATCGGCATCCATGCAAGCGCCGTGTTCCACCACATAAAGCCGCCGCTTGTAATGAATCCTTTATCTCTCCGTTCGCCATAACGTTTTGTAAAGTTCCCCCGATAAAGAGCATCTGTGGTTTTTACTGTCACCCAACACTCCATGTCTTCGTCTGGTTCGCCTTTATCACACGGAATCCATCGCTGTTCCGGCTGTTTAGGCTCATAGCAGTCTTTTAATTCTGCTATTGCATACTTGCATTTCCGCAGAATACATATATCCTCACTATCGGCGGCATGAATGCAAGTTGCGCAATGTTCAATATCCTGTTCCGGCTGTCCATTAATCAGGTCTTTCATCATCCACCTCCCGCATATCGGCCCCGCAGTATGGGCAGTAGTTTGTTAAATTTGCCTCATAATGTCTATTCATAAGACATCCAGTCATTGACTGCAATGCGTGTGAGCCGCATACAGAACATTTGTATACGGGCGGGGATATTGGCATTTGCAACATTTCCCATTTTCCCCGCTTTCGTTCAGACTGTGCGTCCTTGAATCCTGCCTGATACCCTTCGCGATATGACTTTGGCTGTGCGGATGGAAATCTATCTTCATCCATAACCTTATTGGCAAGTCCCCGGTACCCCCTATTCGCAAGCCACGCAGAAACACCGCTTCTGCTGATGCAATCGTTAGCTAAATCTTTAGCTAACGATTGACTATCTTTGACTATTTTTTCAGCCACTTCGGACCCTCCTCTCCGTATATATCGCGCCATATCTCAGCGATGTAGTATTTGATAGCCGCTACTCCCTCAGCTGAAGTACTGGTTCCCTTGTTCCGATAGATATAGTACAGTGCATCAGATATCTTTTCCTCGTCCGGCTGTGCAGGTGAAAGTTCCTTTATTCTCTCAATTGCTTTTGCCAGTGCCTCGTTTTCTTTTTCAAAAAGGTTTTTCGCTTCCCCGGTTTTTAGATCAAACGCTTTCGCGTATGTTATTCCAAACACTACGGCGTCAATCGCCTCCTGTCTGTCAACCGTGTCTTTCATTTGACATCATCCTCCCATCTTGCATCCCGCCGCATATTCCACAGCTCTGCGGCTTTTTCGGCTGAACGCGAGTAAAATGTCAGCCGATTAAAAGCGCACTCCCGGCCCCCGGTCATGTGCTCAATTGTCGGGCATCCGTAGTATGCATGATCATATAGTCTGACCTGCCGCCCGCAGAAGGGGCAATTACGCAATTTGTATTCGATCATTTAAGCCACCTCTCGCCCCGCAGAACAGCTTTTGTTTTTCGGGCGCATATTTTACCGCCGCTCATCGCAAAAACGGTTCTAGGGGCCTTCTCGTGCGTTAAAACAACATTACCGCTTGCCAGTGCTCCCGAAACCTCCACGGTCTGCATTTCCAAGCGTCTTTACTTCCTCAAACCGGATCTCCGGCTGATGCTTCACAATGCGGAATTGGCATATCCTGTCATTCACTTCAATCACCGTGTCCCGCGTAGCATAGGCGGGGAACATCCACTGATCATTGTCGCCGCAGTAGCTCTCGTCAATGATGCCGACGCTGTTTACAAGCAGGATTCCCCAAGTCTTGAAAGTGGATGACCGGGGCACAACGTGCGCCTCATACCCTTCGGGAAGTTGCATCGCAACTCCCAAAGGAATCATCCTGAACTCGCCCTTCCGCATCGGAACCCGGGCCGCTGACCGAAGGTCAATCCAGTCACTTTTGCTGTGCCATACGGGCGGCAGTAACGCCGCCGAAAGCATCTTGATTTTAATCGTCTGTATGCGCGAAGCATTCTCTACAAAAGCCGCCGTTTTCTCCAAATCAAACGCATCAAACATCTCGCCCATAAGCCTCTCCCCTTTCTTAATCAGCCACCCACCGGAAGACCCCGGCGTACTTCACACCCTTCTGCAAGCAAGCCGCATGACTGCCCATATAGATGTCGATATGCTTCCCGGACACTCCCCGGTCTTCTACGATATATTCGCCCTGCCCGGCAATGAGAATCCGTGTTCCCAAAGGAATGGAGCCGCAAGCCACGGTGCGGCCTTCAGCGGGCATCTTGCCGGATGCAGTAGGGCCGCCCGCCCATCTGCCGCAACAGCGGCGGCAGTTACAATAAAAAGTTAGCTTATATTCACCTAACGGAACCCAATGTCCTTCCGGCTGTCTAACGGTCTCAACCTGCGGGGCCTCAGTCTCAACAACCTGCGCCGGGTCATCCGCCAAGCACACAATCGGTGCTCCCGCCATAGCAATACAACATCCAACTACAAAGCCCGCCACCCGGGCAATATACGGCTTAATCATTCCATGCCTCCTCAATCATGTCATCATGTTCAAAATCTGCCCGCTCAAACGGGTCATCTTCAGGCTCTTCTTCAAACTGTTCCTCAAATGGGTCATGCATCCGCCCGTCCCGCGTTAAGTAGGGCATAGTATTAATTTGGTTCTCAATCGTGCCCGTGACGAAATCCACCGCCCCGTTCTCTCCGGGAGAAAACTCATCCGCAAGCCACTCAAGGAAATCCTCAGCATTGATGTATCTGTCCTGTTTCGGCATCAGTTCGCCCTCCTCGCCAACGCTATCTCAACAGCTTGCTTCTTCCCGCTCCTGTAGTACATCACCATATCCGACCACCTCACCGAATCGCCGGAATTGAAGATACACAGCCGGGGTGTTTTCCGGGAAACAATCAGCTCCCTTTTTATGTGCCTCACCTGTTTATTTCCCTCACGCGGCTGATGATAATCAACTGTTACGCGGTCACCGATGCCAGTATTGCTCATGGCCTTCAGGAGCTCATCCTTTACAATTGGTTCCGGCTTTGGCTTTTCAACGATATGTGCGTCCTCGGAAAGCGAAAACAGGAATTTGTTATTCGCAACCTTGATCTCATGCACCCCGTCACATCTGCCATATCGCAGGTAATACCGCACAGTGTTTTCATTCAGCCCGGATGCTCGGGCGATGTCAATAAGCGGCGCAGGGTTCCCGGTCTTGGATATGAGCTCCCTGAGCGCAGTTATAATCTTTACCTCAAGCCGCTCCGGCAGATGCGGGTCAATATCGGGTGTCCACCACAAATTCCGGTTCGCAACTTCGTAATTCTTCAGAGCCCCTTCACCTCTGAGTTCCCGGAGGCCACGAAGCAGAGTCTCCTTGCTGATTCTGTGTTCAGCCTTTATGGCGGCGAATATATCATTTGTACTTATCGCCCGGCCCGCCGTCCTGCACTCCCGGGCCGCTATCTCGTATATCGCCTGTTTGTTTACCTTCAACATCTCTCCTCCATCTCTTATCCGAGCAAAGGCTTGTGTAGCAGTATGCGGGATGCTTGGCGGAGTATGTGTTGGCATCGCGCCCGTTCTCCTCTGCATATACTCTTCTGACATAGTTGGCGTGGAGCATATCACGCCGCCGTTGCTCAGGTGTTCTCTTCTCGCTCATACTGCTCTTCTCTCCAGTTCTTCAAGATATTTGATAGCCCGGTCCATAATTCCGGCGGGATGATCAATCATGTCAGGCGTGATAATCTCCCGAAGCTCAAGAACAATGTCGTCCCACGCTTCCCTGTCATCCTTACCGACCTTCTTTGAAAGCCACTTCAAATACCAAACACGGATTTCGTGCAGTTTTTCTGACGTTTTGTCCATAAAAGTTACCCTCGTTACATAATTTTTGTTTTTTCTTCAAATTAGGGTAACCGCTATAAATGGCTTAAATACAATGTTTTTTAATAGTGGTTACCCGGTTACCCCGGTTACCCTCATTTTTGCCTATACGCGCGAGAAAAAAATTCTGTGTGAAAAACATAGAAAAAACACACACAATTTTTTTCTTAGTGCTATATGTGTGTAAACCCGCGAAAAATAGGGTAACCGCGTAACCGCCATCTCAGAATGGATTTCCCTCACCGTCCTCAACCTCGATAAACTCGGGGTTTTCGGGAAGTTTGAGCCAATACATTCGGGTTGCCCTTCTTCCGACCTTTTTGTTTTTTGTAGCCTTCCCGTCCTTATCCGGTATCAGCAAACCCTCTTTCAGGCAATAAGAAATGAATGAGCTTTTGTTATAGTGCCCGTTCTCGCACAAGTTCTGAAGTGCCGCCGGAAAGAGATATGCAATTCCCTTATCCGTGTCAAGGATTCCCCATTGCTCCGTGTTCGCTCCCGAATCAAATTTGCTCGGATTCATAAACAGCTCATCCACGATGTATTGATAGCAACGTGAGTTTCCTGACACGTCATCCGGATTTGAAAGCATACACTGTGATTCTTTGACAGATATATATATTCCGTCAAAGAAGATATAGTCTGTGGCGATACGGTCCGCGAGAAGGATGGTAGCAAGGCTCAATGCCTGTTTCTGCATCGCCTCCCCGGCAACCGCCGTGACCTCATCAATAATGGCGTTATAGTCCTTCAGGAGCTCTTCCTGCTCGATTGAACTCACCACCTGCACGAAGATTCGACCTGCAAACCCGTAATTCTCCCGGACAAGGTCTGCCGTTTTTCTCGGGTCCCGGAAGAGCTTGTCATCTACATGGAGTTCAAGGATTCGGTTGATAGCTCCACCCTGCTGAACAAATCCATTTATCGGAGACTCACCAGTAGTCAGCGTAACCAATTGCCATGTCTTTTCCTGTTGTAATCCGAGAGAGCGGTCAGAACGGCTTTTGCCCTTTCCCGAGGTAATGTCGTAGACAAAGCCCTCGAAATTGTCCCGAATCCTCTTGCTACTCTTGGCAGTATCATCAAGAATCAACGGCAGATGATTAAGAGCATCCGCTCGAGCTTCAAGGGCCGTCTCAGTGCTTTTGAAATCGCCGATATAACGGTTTGCTCCCGGGTCCGCCCAAATACTACAGGCGACAAGCTCCGCCACGGATTTTCCGGCTTCTGTACCTCCCCAAAGGTCGATTATGAATGGGAGGGCCCCGAGCCGCTTAAGGAGCACAGACGCAAATGCCGCCGCCATCATCACTCTGACGTGGAAGGAACCCTGCTCCCGAATCTCTCGGATATGATCAAGCCAAACTCGATAGGACCCGTATTCCTTGATAGCCCCCGCAAGTTGAGGGAAATCATTGTCCGAGTCAAACTCAATCCGGTCGTCATCATAGGGCAGAAACAGTCCGTTTACCCACCCGAATTTCCCGGATGACTCTCTGAGCTCAATGCTGTCCATGTTCCGGGCCTCCACATCCGAAAGATACTTAACCAACGCTCTCGCGTTCTCTGAAGTAACCAGTATGCCATAGTTGCTAAGCTCGACAATCTTGTTCGCGGAGCTTATCAGGTCCTTCCTGAACGTCTGCTCCGTCCAATGCCCGTCTCGTTTGAACGCAAGAATTATCTTTTCCTTCCCGGACTGGATATTCCGTAAACGCTCAACGGGCAGAATGGGATGAGCACAAGCCGATACGGATGACCGTTGTTGATCAAATATCGATATGCCGCCGTCATTCGCAAGCCACGGCCCGCAGTTCATGTTCGATCTGCCGATGGAGTCAAGCCCGGTAAAGCAGGTTATGTTCTGAGTTTCCTCAAGCCTTCGCCTCTGTTCCTCCCGGGCCTGAGCCTTTTCCTCTTTTGCCCGCTCGCGCTCTTCTCTTCTTTGTTCCCGGATGGCGGAAGCATAAGCCGCTTGTTTAGCGTCAAATTCCCGGACCCGCTTCTCCGCCTTCGCCTTTGCCCGCAAGTCATTAAGCATATTCGCCCGCTTAATTACGTCAGGCTCGCTGAAGATTTCGTCAAACACGGAATCCGCGAGGATGTCCTGAACCGCTTCTGCGCTCAACTTCCGTCCCCCCTTTCTTTGAAATTCAAATATTTCTCCTCTGCTTCCTCAGCCCGTTCCCGGGCCGCTTCATACTGTGCCAACGCCGCCGAATACAACGGAGACTTCTCTCCGAGAACGTCAAGCGCGTGTCTATAGTCCGCCACATCGTCCTGTCGCGCTCTCAGAGCCTCTCTGAGCGTTTTTTCTTTTGTGTCCCGATATTCCTTCGCCTTATTTCGCCGATACGCTCTGAGGCGATCAGAATCGCTTCTGTGCGTATACTGTCCTCCGAGCATCTTGAACGCGGTTTTGAAATCGCAGTTTTCCATTTTTCCGACAAAATCAAAGATGTCGCCATCTACCCCGCATCCGTAGCAATGGAAGCTGTTTTTGTAAATCTTGCAACTTGCCGTCTTCTCATTGTGCCACGGGCAACAGATGTACCCGGCCCTGTTCGGAGTGTATCCATACATCCGGCAAACCTCAGCCATCGAGTATTGCCTTTTGATATCTTCAGCGTCCATTAAGCAACTCCACTATCTTTCGCCCGGTCTCCTCCTTCTCGCAGAACAAGAATCTGACCCCGTACTTCCGTTGCATCGTGCAGAGGATTTTATACAGAACATCCCCCTGCATCACTTTCTGATGTACGGTGACCCATTTTCCATTGATCCGCTTTCGGACGATTTCCCGAGGATTCCGCCAAAACAACACGTCATCAAGACAACGGATGCCGTGACCGTGCTCACACAGGAATATCAACTTGATTCCCGCTTCTTGAGCCCGGAGTATCTCCCGGCGGAATCGCTCATGCTGTGACCCTACATTCCCCGCCAACTCGTGAAGGTCCTTTTTCGTGTCAATACACAAGGACTGGTTCGTCGGCAAAGTGTAATCTCCCACGAAGAGCCGACAACGTTCAACCTTCACTCCATGCGCATCGAACCACGCGTGTTTCAAGTCGTGTTTGTTTACTTGCTGTCGAGTGTCTTCAAGAATCAGCATTAGTTAAACGGGAGGCCTCCGTCATCTACGTCGTCCGGGATATTAACAAACCCGTTCGCATCCGCTTTCTGCTCCGTCTGAGCGTTCCCGTCGCTCTTGTTATCAAGGAACTCAACTGCTTCTGCGATGATGTCTGTGGTATAGACTTTGCGCCCTTCCTTGTTCTCATAGCTTCCAGTTTGAATTCTTCCATTCAGGCCGATTCTCATTCCTTTGTGGAAATACTTTTCAATCAGCTCCGCCGTCTTTCCAAAGGCAATGCAGGAAATGAAGTCCGCCGGGTCTTCGCGCTTCCGGCGATTTACCGCCACGGTGAAGCGGGCAATGCTCACGCCGCCGTCGGTGTATCTAACCTCAGGGTCCCTTGCCATTCTTCCAGTTAATGCAACGCTGTTCATGCTTTTTCCTCCGATTTCTTTTCTGCTTCCCTCGTCGCGTCATAGCTCTTCGCCTGACGCATAGCCTTCACAATCTGTTCCGGGGTCATTTCATTCAACGAATTCACGCCATAGTGTTTCAGGAGCTGTCCCCCAAAGTCTCTGTCGGTATACTTCATGATGATTTCCTTGATGTAGTTCAACTCAGCTTCCTGAGCCGCCGCATCAGGATCAACCTTCGGAGCCGTCTTTGCCTTCGGCTTTTCCCGGTCCTTCGGCTGACCGTTTCCGGCGTTCCATGAGTCTGCATCCGCTTCTCCACTATCGATGCAGAACAGTCCGCCAAGCGCATATTTCCGGGCGTATGAAGAGCTTGAGCCCGTTACCTGCGAACCATCCATTCCCTTTTTCGTTTCCTCTTCCCGGGCGTACGCAACCACCTGCACCCGGTCTCCGGGGTTCTCGATATCCGTCAGCGTCGCGGTGCTCATGATGTAGTATCTGCCGGAAATCTCCTCAACCACATCGCTCACCGTCAGGGCCGTCTTTGTTTCCACGAGCAACGGCTTCACGGCCTCAAATATCATCTCGACATTCCGGTACTTGTACTTCCCGAATGAGTTATACTGATCCTTCGGTGCCTTCAAGCGAGCCTGTATGCTCGCGAGTTTTTCGTAAATATTCATCTGATTCTCAATCCTTCCGATGCCTCTAAGTAGGCCCAATCAAACTTCTGACCGTCCTTCATGGCCTGTTTAATTGCGGTCTTGTCAACACTTATCTCTGCCTTCAAGAACTGTTCCGGAACCTTCGTTTCATCCGTGATAACAAGGGAGTCCGGGTTTTTCGCAATGCTGATGTCGAAAAGCTCAGTGCGCAGTTTCCGTTTACCCGCAATCATCATGAGGTTCTGCACCGCCGCGCCAATGCGCTTCATGTTTTTTTCCTCAACCCGTGCTCGTTCCGTAAGCCGCTTTGCCTCTTCTCTCCGGGCCTTCGCACTTGCGGAAAGCTCACGCATTACCCGCGCACAGCCGTCAGCCTTTTTCTCAATCTCACCCTCAAGGGCCTCCATGGTATCCGCGAGCACCTTCGGGTCAACATCCGGGTCCTCCGCAATCATGAGCAACTGCTCATATTCGTTTCCAAGCTCATATAATGTGCTCATTTTGTCTCCTTCTCTTTCAGCGTAGACACATCTGTCTGATCCAATCGAAATGCCTCTCCGATTCCGTCATAACTTCGGACGTTGTATCCGCGTTTCCGCATATAGTCCTCAAAGAACAGCTTTCCGATCTTACTCCTGTAGTTGTATACGCGAGAGAACTCTTTCAACTGTGCTTCAAGATTCGACATCACGGCAAAGTCGCTACGACACAACTTGCAATTATGAATCATCCGCCCGGGCTCATACCCTTCAGTATCCATCGCCACCTTCACCGCGTTTTGAAACGCCTGAGATGGTCTTTTCTGAAGCATTAACGCGTCAGTGAGTTCTTTACAGTGCGTCGCTACAATTCGACAAAGCTGTTCCTGTTCGGGCGTGAACAGAAGTTTCCCGCTCATGATGAGTCTTTTTGCTCCGCCAGTGTCACCTCCTCTGCCGGACACGTTCCCGTACCGCAAGGCAATGTTTACCGGGAGCTTCCACTCCGTAAGCACAGATTTGAGCCTTACATAGTTTTCATTCCCTGATTCAACATATTCGTTTATAAAATCAGACAACGTCCACGGCGTGTTATAAGCGTTCATGAGGGAGCAATCCTCAATAGTCGCATTTGGCTCCATCACATATTCAATCGGGAGCCCAAGCTCTTTCCGGGCCTCGAAACGGCCCTGCCCGTCGATGATTTCGTAATACTGATTTACGACAATCGGATTCAGAACTGACCGAATCTTGAAGCTCTCAATCAGCTTATCCTTCCGCCGCTGAATCACGGCGCGATTCGCTTTCAGTTTCTTGAACTTCTCATAGTTCATCGTTGACTTCACAGCCGAAATAACCTTGTCCGCCATATCACATACCTCCCAATATCATCACAACAAGGGAAAACGCCGCCAACATTGCTACCGCCCGGAACCCGGAAGACCAACTCATTACAAAGTCCATCATTGGGGTACCGTCAGCACAGCGTGTTCCCGTCACCTGCACCTGCTCCCGCGCCGGGTCATGCCGGACCGGGATGTAATCAATCTTCAGCATCTTCAAACTCCTTCCCTGTGGCAATGCGATAAAGTAACTCGCATTTGTGGTGATCACTAATCGTGGGGCAAATGATAATGTCACAAATGAGGTCCCACTCAAGCTGTGACTTCAGCTCAGCATCTTCCTTTCTGTAATCGCTCATTCCCTCAATTGCGATTATCCGCCGCTTGTACACGGCATAATCCCGATTGACCATACATTGTCTCCTTTCTAACAGTCACCTCTGCTCCATACTTCTTAGATAGGATGACGGACAATGCCTTCAAGAATTTATCAATGTCCATATTCCCTCCCGGTATACGTTTCGTATACTATTTAGGCAAAAAAAATCCGCCTCACATCTTCATCTGATAATTTAAGCAGACTTGTCAATGCGATGATTTCCCCCTGCGTGAATTGCCTTTCGCCATCAAGTTTCGGCTTCAGTCCCGGATATGTGAGCCCGCATTTGCCCGCGATGAATCGCAGTTTATACCCGGATGCTTCAATCCTTTCATTCAGGAGTTTTACATCTGTTTTAAACGCCATTCGCACACCCCCTTTCGGAATACGTTTCGTAAACTACAAAGATAGTATACCGCCCTGTGTACGAAAAGTCAACTATAATTTTAAAAAATTAAAAGAAAAATTGACTACCCGTGAACTGTATAGTAATATATGTTGTAGAATATGGTAGAAGGAGGCTGACGAAATGACGACTGGTGAACGGATACGGAGCAGACGATTAGAGCTTGGATTGACACAGGAAGAATTAGCCCGGAAGCTCGGATATAAAACCAAGAGCACGTTGTCTGCTATTGAGGGTGGCAGAAATGAGCTCAAACAGGCGAAGATAAAGCAATTTGCCATCGCTCTTGAATGTGACCCGTTGTGGCTCATCGGCATTTCTGATCAGGCTCCCTCCCGTGGTTGGGAATCGGATTCATATTGTACCGCCGCCGCTGATTTTCTGTATCAGCATAAAGGGCATCGCGTTTTGTTCGAGCTCATCAAGGCTGTGCCGGAGGAGAATATTGACCGAGTAGCAATCGCATTGGAACTCATGATCAAATAAGAAAAGCCCCGAGCGCGGGAATCGCTCGGGGCTCCTGTAACCTCCAAGGAGAGATTACAATGTATGGTCAAATACAGTATATCTCTCCCGGAGAACTATTGCAAGGAGGATATTCGAATGAAAAGAACGGCAATCTATGCCCGAGTAAGCACCGATAATCAGGCGAAGGAGGGCGACAGCATCCCCGCACAGGTTACTGCATTGAAGGCCTATGTCGATGCTCACAAGGACCTCAGACTTGTCGGGGAGTATATCGACGAAGGAATCTCCGGTAGGAAGTTTCAGCAGCGAGACGAGCTTCAGCGGCTTTTGGATGATGTTCGAGCCGGGAAGATTGACCTTATTGCATTTACCAAACTTGATAGATGGTTCCGTTCCGTAAAACACTACTCTGCGACTCAGGAACTTCTCGACAAGTATCATGTCGATTGGATCGCAATTTGGGAATCGATGCTCGGGACTGCGACGCCATCCGGGCGACTGATTGTAAATCAAATGGTTTCCATCGCTCAGTACGAGGCTGAAAACACGGGAAGCCGCATCCGGCAGGTTTTTGAGTACAAAGTTCAACAAGGCGAAGTCATAAGCGGACACGTTCCCCGAGGATACGTTATACAGAACAAGCATCTCTCCCCGGGGCCGGAAGCCGATACTGTTGTGTCCTTGTTTGAGTTCTTTTCCCGGAACGGTAATCTGACACAAGCCGCAAATTTCTTCCATGAAAAGACTGGCGCAGGTTTGTCCAATGCCGCCATCAAAGCTATACTGCAAAATCCGAAATACATCGGAGAATTTCGTGGCAACCCAAATTACTGCCCGCCGCTTATATCGCGGGAGCTTTTCGAGGATGTCCAACGAAAGCTGACAAACAATATCAAGAACTCCGCAAAGTATGACTACATATTCTCCGGGTTGATTGTATGTGAGGAATGTGGGCGCAGATTTGGTTCTTACCGTGACAAAAAGTCACGCAAAGAAGGCCATGTGATTTATCCTGCATATAGATGCAAAAACCATTACACAGGATTGAAAACTTGCTCGAATACAAAGGTCATTCTTGAGAAGACGATGGAGGCATATCTGCTCGACAACCTACCGGAATTGGCGCAGAAATGCAAGATTGAATACTCTCAAAAGCAGAAGCCCGCGCAGGATATAGAGAAACAAAAACAGGCGATTCTCCGAAGAATGAACCGCCTGAAAGAACTGTATTTGAATGAATTGATAAGTCTTGATGAATACAAAAACGACCGCGAGCAATACTCAAAACAACTCGAGGAACTCGACCGCGCAGAAGCCCCGAAACCGCGTGATTTCTCCGCATTGAATAAACTCACAGGCATGGACTTAAAAACCGTCTACGGGACGCTGAGCAACGCAGAACGGCGTTATTTATGGCGGTCTGTAATCCAAGAAATCCGCATCGACCGGGAGCGCAACATTGCCATTAATTTTTTGTAAAAAACATGGGTACTAACTATTCGCATCCTAACCGATACATATAGTTAGTACCCACGCATACAATCATCCGTTCGATTCAATCAGCTTGTATCGTTTGTCCGGTCTCTGAATCTCCTCAAGTTTCTTCATCGCGATAGTTCTCATCGCGGTCCTGAACACAACTCTTTCGTTGTCGGACGTATCAATAATCCGATACAAGAACGGCATCCCGAGCTCAGCCCTGACGGCGCACTCAAGAGCGTCCATGATGTATTCCGCCGGGAATGAATTCCCAAGGCACCAGTCCGCGACAGTCCTGTACGGAATCCCGTATCTGTCAGCAAACTTCTTTCTGTTCCGCTTCTCCCCGGAAAGCTCTACAATTCTATTGATATTCAGGGTCTTTTCTTCGTTGGTCATGTCCTTACCTCCCTGAACACATTCTACACGTTTTTCGTACTTATTGCAAGCATTTTCGACGACATCCGGGAGATAATCAAGCTCATACTCCGCAACCTCCTTGTCCGTGAGCGGCCTGTCATAGACAATGATGTCCCAATACTTTCCTGTAAAGTCATCCTCTCCGTAAAGGAGACCTTCCTTCGGCTGACAACCGGTCCCAAAGCCCCTGAGCCTCATTCCGTATCTGTATGCCATAATTTACACGTCCTTTCTGTTAAAATCGGTCTCAGGGCCTCTCAGGCCCCTTCTCCGCGTTATATCTTCCTGTTCCGCCTTCTCCTTAAAAACACAGCCGGAATAAAGCAGGTTTTTTGTTCCGGGACATTCCTTGCCGAATCTCCGGCAGTCCAAACACATCCTGTTCATCAAACGCCTCCTATCTTTCTTCAAGCGGATTCGTGAGCTGATAGTGGCAACGATTCTTGTAGTCTTTTAATCCCTTCCACTTGAATCCGTCTTCAGTCTCCTCAATGTTTTCCGGAATTGCCCCGAGATATCCGCCCTGTCTCCCAATCAGTTTCCCAAAAGAATATACCCCAAAGGCTCCCGTCCGGGTGTCCTGCTTTGTCTCTGCACGCAACTCTTCTCCGTTCTGAAGCACAACGCCACAGACCGTATGAAGATGAAGACCGCTGTCCGGGTACAGACAATAGAGGAGCTTCTGCACTTCCTGAACATGGACCTTTACAGTAGCCCGGATTCTGTACGGCTCAACGTATATCGCGTCAAACAGAATGTATTCCGGGATGCTCCACACGTTCTTGCGGAGATAGTCGTCAAAGACCTCAACCGGGAACCACTCCATCGCCTTGTAGACAACGGGGAGCTCTTCCCACTCCTCAGCGGTGGTTACAGGGTAGAACCCACTGTAACCCTTCTTCTGCTCCTTCGGCATGAACTTCTTCATTCTCTCAGTCATTTCAAATCCTCCTTACCACTCAATCTCTCGTCCGTTGTCTTCATCAATCAGTGTCAGCGGGTGCTCCTCAGTGTTGTCTTCCGAGAATACCGCATCCATGGCTTCAATATCGCTCAGGTGCTTCAGGACCTTCAGGCCCTTAAAAATCGCAGTGACATGCGGTCTTGTCCAATCCTTCATCAATCCTCACCTCCAAACCACCGGAACATATCAACATAGCTGTTTCGGAATGTGGATGTATCGCCATCTACAAAGTGCAGTACAAGGTACTCGTGGAAATCATCAATGCAGGAGCCGTCGGTTTCAGCCTCGAGCTTCTCTGCATCCTCACCATCGACGATCTCCCAAAAGTCAAGTCCCTTGTATCCGACTCTCGGATATTTCTTCTTTCCGTCAAGTCCGAAGTATTTACAGGTGTCGTAAACCTCAACTTCAACCGCTACCGGGTAACCGTAAGTTCTTTTTGTTCTAGCCATTTCAATTCTCCTTTTCGTATCGTCTCCGCCTATCCGTCTTTCGCGCCGAGGCCCGATTGTTTCAACCATCTCTCGACGTACTTTCGATTTCGTGGGCGGTTTCCGTATCTCTCTTACAAGTACAGTATAGCACGGGCTTCGTACTATGTCAACATATTTTTTACGTTTTTCGTATTTTTTTCAATAAAAAAGAACGGCCCTCGTAAGGACCGCTCCTGCCGCCGGAAATCTCAATTTGTGAGCTCCGCCCAAAGTCGTGCCTCCTGTTCCCGAGTATCGGGAATCCAGTAATCGAATCCGTCAGGCTCGTCAGAGAATCTGTCGATGGTAAACAGCCATCTGCCATCCCGGAGACAAATCTCCATGACGATTCTGTTTTTCAACTTCAGGCCTTCAGGCTCCCGGAACATATTGGCGATGTAGTGGGCCAACTGGTCCCGGGTCCACTTCTCATCATTGAAGAAGTGTCCAAGGCTAAGGTCAAAAAGCTGTTTCGATACTTCACGGATAGTCATATCTGCACCTCCTTACAGGATGCCATACAGGCTTGTAGTCTTGCGGAACGTCTTCAGGACCCCTCCCGGAGTGCCATCAGGCTTGAAGCTCCAGTGATTCCGGCAGGACGAAAAATCGCTACAGAGCCGCACCGTGATTGACTTCGGGGTCTCTTTGACGACCTCCGCCACAGTGAACAGGAATCCATCGCCCTCAGCGAGCTGTGATCCAACGCGGATGTCTCCGGCCTTGATAACGTCAATGCTTCTCATGTTATCCTCCTTACTGCTCCCGAGAGAGCTCTTCAAGTGTCGCGGTCTCAAGTTCCTCGATTTCGGACCAGTCCATTCCGAACTCATCGTGCAGGACCTCCCCGCAGGTTGTCGAGTAAATACTTGACTCCATGTCCATGTTCTTCCAAAACAGCCACACAGAGTTTTTGAATCTCTTTACGGCCTGTTCCTTCAGGTGAGCATCAATCTCCTCTTTGGAGTTATAAACAACGTGGTCAATATAGAATCCTCTGTATTTCATCATGGCAATACCTCCTTCAGGATGCAGGTCGTCAAGCTTCAGCGTTAGCGGTGCTCCCGGAGTCTTCAGCCGCTCCGGGTCGCTGTCGCCGAACTCTACGCCCCGGCAACCGGGCGATGTGCTATCAGATAGTGACAGTCACGCTATCCTTATCAGTTCCGACAGTCACGCCGGAGATTTCAAAGTTCTCATCGTATGTGAACTCAAACGGGATTTCCATCGCCTTCAGCATCAGCTCCATCCCCCTTAACTCGGAAACAAACGGGCACTCCCTCTGATTTTCGTAGTTACCTCTAAAAATCTTAGCAACGCGAGCGGTGGTAGCAAGTCTATCAGCGATGGTTTCCATCATTTCTCTGTTCATCATTTCAATATCTCCTTCCCGGCCTCAGGGCCGCTTCCGTATCAACCTTACAATGATATTATAATACGGTTTTCGTGCTATGTCAAGCGTTTTTAGTACGATTTTCAATCTTTTTTCAAGAAAAATAATACGGAGAGCATCAAATGCTCTCCGCCAGTCTGCGCCACAACTCCGCGAGCTCCTTGCAAGTCTTCGCAAGCGGAGCTTCGCCACCAAAGTTGTCTTCATACCATTTCACGAGGCCCAAGGCTTCTTGCTCTTGTTCCCGGAAGTATTCCAATATGTGCGTCCACTTGTCCCACTCAATGACTTCAATCTCCGCGTGTTCACTGTTCCAATTCTTCGCGTCGATTTTCTTTTGCCAATCATTCACAAAGACATGAATAGGCCAACTTCCAATCGGGTTGTTCTTGCTCAGGGTTCCGTTCCTGTTAATGCGTTTTAGACTACAATAGTTTCCGCTCCAGTTTGGAACACCCGGAGTTCTGTCTACGAGGAACAGCCCGTTGTCATTCTTGAAGTATGCTCCTGTTATCTTTACAATCTGCCCGGTCTTGATTTCCTTTCCGTTCTTGTCAATCATCCTTCATAACCTCCTTCATCATCTGCCACAACATAGATTCGCCGGACTTCCTTCTTCAGGTCCGCAAGTGTCCACTCGTGGATTGTGTGGGAATCTGTCGCCGGAGCTTTGTACCCGGTTCTGAGATAGACCCAATAGCTGTCCCAATCGCACTCCACATCAACTACGGCCTCCGCCGGGATTCCTTCCGGGAGCATCGCCAACACCCGTTCCCTCAGCTTGGACTCGCTCTTGATTCTTGCCATCGCTTTACTCCTCCCTTGTTACGTCAATCACGGGGTATCCAATTTCATCGCACTTTTCGCAGATGCGGTTTGCTTCCTCGAAGGACTCAAGTATAATCGCCTTGACATCCCAAAACCCGTCTGCCGTCGGAACCTTGTATGTAACCTTGATTTTCATGTTCTCCTCCAATCTGCCCTCGTGACCTCCGGGGCGGGTATGAATATTTATGCGTTTATGGCCTTCCGGCGGTAGCTTCTGACTTTCCGCTCAAGGTACTTCACCTCTCCCTGAAGCCATGCAATGTCGGTTCCGGGCTCCGGGTTCGCCAGTCTCTCTCGTGCGATTCTCAGGCCGTTCGCCTCAATCGCGTCTGCCATGTTATTCAGGTACTCCGCCATCTCTTCTCTCGTTCTAAACATTCCAACCTTCATTTTATCTCCTTTCGGCCTTTCGGCTCATGTGCTTTATTTATCTTACAAGTACATTATAGCACGGGTTTCGTGCTATGTCAAGCATTATTTTTATGATTTTCGTATTTTATTTCAAAGAAAAAGAACGGCAGACCGTTCAAAGTCCACCGTTCTTGATTTCAATCATTCAATTTTCGCATCGCCCCTGCGTACAATCGTGGATTCACTACCGACAGCGCGGTCATGAGCTCATCCAGTATTGGCAGGATATCCTGCATATATCGACCGTCGATTGCCCGTTGGAAGTCACTGTCGCCGTCCGCGTGAATCAAATCTCCATCCATCACCGGGGCCGCTGAAAATGAATATGTTGCCGGAGGTTCCGGGCCCGGGTCCTGCTTCTCCTCCGGGAAAAGATGATCCTTGAGGATGAAGAAGGCCGCGAGCTTGATGCAGGTATTCGCTCCCGGATTGCGTTCGCCTTGACATTCAGCGATAGCTTCCCGCAGGTCTTGTTCCGTAATCACGGGGCATCACCCCCTACATGGATTCCATCTTTGAGATAAACCGCTGAAACTCCTGACGGGTTCTCTCGTCCGGGGCATCCTCCATGAGTTCCCGGAGCTCTGCAATCATGTCACCGTGACGGGAATATCCTTCACTGGAATATCTGCCCATACTGTCTCTGCGGGCGTTCCTGCGGCCTCTTGCATAGCTTCCGTTTGCGTTATTGTTCATGCCGTCAGTTCCATAGTTTTCGCCGTTGCGATAGCTTCTGCCATAGACGTACATCGGGTATCCGTTTGAATACCCTTCTTTTTCTTCCTCACAAGATTCAATAATCTTGTCGAGGTTCTTCAGTGCATGAGAGAGCTTGTCTACAACATCAAGGCTTCCCGCAGTGAGGTCACCCTTTTTGCCATAGCTCTTCAGCTCATTGGTGAGCATATCTTTCAGCTCGTACAGTTCTTTCATGACCTTCACTCCTTTCTATGCGATGCGGGACACAGTGATATTGGCATTTTGCACGTTGATCACAGGGGCCGGAGTTACTGTCGGATCTTCCGATGCGGGAACATTCCTCAAGCCCATTGTGAAGCAACATCCTCTCGGAACAGTGATAATGGCGGTGCTTGTCACGTTTCCGTATTCATCAGCCGCCGCCGGGGTATAGATGGCCCTGCTTGTCGGGCGAATCTCTCCGTTGACAGTCAAGGCCACGGCGATCGGAGCTGTAGCTCCTCCTTCCGGGATTGCGATATTGCCATTAAAAATCACCTGATATCTCGCGAAGCAATTCGGAGTGCTTCCACGTAGAGTAAAAATCCCTGTTTGGTCCTCATGGTAGATGTTGCCACGATTGCACGGGATAGAGTTCTCGAAAACAGCCGCCTGATTCAGAGCTACAGCCTGAACGGCGTTGTACAAATACTCAGCCATGGTCAGCACCTCCTATCAGCCTACGCCACAGCCACACCCGCATCCGTTGGCATTGCCGCAAGTGAAAATCGGCTGATTGCCGTATACGGGCATGGACGGAACGGGGCAGTTCTTCAGGCGGTTATAAACGCCGTCAATCTCCGCGCTCTGACCCGCAAGAATCTGCGCAGTCTGTGCGGTCTGAGATGCCGCAAGGTTCGCCATGTTGAGCTGATTCTGAAGGCCCACATTCTCTCTCTGAGCCGCCGCAAGCTGACCCTTAACGCCGTCAAGCTCAAGGGCGCACAGCTTATCAAGAATAGCCTGTGTTCCCCGGGTCTGGGAATCAATTATGTCTCTTGTGTTCATGAGGGACTGGGCGCGATCCTGACAATTCTCGCTCGCTACGGTGTACTTGAGATCAGCGGTTGCCGCCCGGTTGTCACAGCAACACTGAGCAAGCTGAGCCTGAAGAGCTGTCATGCCGGAGGTTGCCGCTGTCTGAGCCGCGAAAGAACGCTCCATATCCGCAATCTGATTTGCGTACATCTGCTGAGAGATTCCCGTCTGAGCCCCGGTGATAGCCGCGTTCACGCCCGCGAAACCGCCGCAAAGAGCTGTCTGAACATCGCCGAAGCCGGAAGTAATGCTGTTCTGAATGCCGTTGATGGTTGTGTTCAGCATCTGATCCCGGAAGCCGCCGTTGATCTGATTCTGCTGATTCATCCACGGATACATATCAGCCATGGCATTTCCGCCGAAACCGTTGCCCCATCCATTGCCCCATCCGTTGCCGCCAAGCAGGATGAAGAGCAGGAGAATCCACCACGAATTGCCGCCGAAATCGCCGAAACCGCCGCCGTTGTAGCCGCCCATCGGAGCCACAGGCATCACCATCCCAGTTCCGCTCTCGTCTGTAAGTGCCATTCTGCACCGTCCTTTCTACCGGGTAACTTGCCCCGGTCAGTGGCTATGTGGAATCACATAGTCAGTTGAAATGTATGTTTTTAGCATTTTAAGGCCGTTTTTCGAGATTTTTTCTCGGATTTTGCCATCAAAATGCAGAAAACCGTTATTTCGGGTTCAGCATCCGCTGAATCTGATGCGCCATCTGTACCGCCCGGTCGTACTGCGCCTGAGATACCTTCCCGGAGTTGAGAAGGTTCTGCACCTGTTGACGCGGGTCTCCGCTCATGGATTGCCTGAACCGTTGGAAGCTCTGTATGAAGTTATTCATTCCCGGGGTCTGATTGTTCATCTGATCATACAAAGGATTCATCTTTTTCTTCCTTTCCCGCGAGTTTCGCCTGCAATGCCTCTAATTCGCGTTTTAAGGCCTCTAATTCCGTTTTTGTGGCGTAGGACGATAAAACGCCCGCCGAATTATCAAAATCCGTTCTAGGGCCTTTCTGCGCGTTTAAATCGCGTATTGTGTAATCAAGGGTTTTTATTGATGGCATCCCGGAAGCGTCCGCCGATTTGAGATAGATGGTTTGAGACTCAGAATCCCACAGAGCAACCGTTGTTCCCGGAGCCACAAGATATGATTTCGCCGCCGCCTCACCCTGAATCCATATCGGGCCGCTAGTTTGCTGTTGTACCTGCGGCTGATAGGTCTGATACTGCGGATAGTATTGCTGATATGATGCGGGAAATCCGCCGTTATATACTGCCATTTACTGCTCCTTCCGATACCACACATACTGAGGAATCTCATGACTGCTATCCCAAGAATCATACAAGTTGCCGTCAATAACCGTTGCTACATGACCGCCAAATCCAAGCACGAACACGCCCTGCGGGTTATCCCGACAGAAATCATCCGCCGTGTAGCAATCCGGGCAGGTATCCGGGATCGCTTTCCTGTAAAAGCCCTTCCCACGCAAGACTGCACCCCAAACACTATCCGAAGACGGCATATCGCACATTTGATAGCCCGCCCTTGCAAGCATTGTATACGCCGTCTCCCAATCAACATTCAGAGCAACCGACACAGCACGCACCGAACAGTCCCCGACATTGCGTCCCGCTGGGTTTGAGTTTGCGTATATCCACATCTTTCTTATCCTTTCTCATGATTTCGTTTGCCTTCTCCAAGTCATACCCGCAGAAGTCCATAAGCTCGATAAAATCCATAGTGCCCTCCTGCTTCCATTTTGGCAAAAAGAAAGCCCTCCGGCAATGAAGCCGAAGGGCAATTATCGTGCATTATTGGCATTTCAGGAGAACCCTGTCGCCATACTTGTAAACAATGTTCTTGACCTGCCTCACAGACAAGTCAAACTCTTCTGCGAGTTGCTCATAGCGGATACCATCGACAAGCCTGCGCCTCAAAATATCCCGGTCGCGCTTGTTGTGTATGTATTCATCTATGACCTCCGAGATCTGACTGTTTTTATATTCAATCATTTCTTCCTGACTCGCACCCTGCCATCCCCGCCGCAGTTTGGGCATCGTTTGTATCCAGTCCCGCTCCCGTACTTCTTACGGCGTGTCTTTACCTTTACTGTCTGTCTTACCCGTGCCATAAATATCTCCGATTCCGACAGCCGTTACGTTGCCGTCACCTGAATCAATATCCTGCCGCACATCGCTCACAACTGTCTCAAACTGCGATTCATAATATATCCATCCCGCGTTCGTGCCCACAAGGGCGATGAATATAATAATGCATAATATCCACAGCCGCTTGATTGTTCTTTCCTGCCGCGCCATCGCGCCCTCGTGCACCACATAGGGAATGGAGTCAATTCCCGTGTTTCTTTCCATGTCACTCATACATTGTACCTCCCGCGCCTTTATTATACCCGATTTTTTGAGCATTTTAAAGGCGCAGGAAGATTTTTACAATACCCAAGGCCGTTGAACGCCCTTATCATTGGATCGATACAGAGCTCCTTCTTCCGGGCCTTTTGTCGTTTCAAAGAAGTACCAGTTGCCGTCGATGATCTGCCACCCGGTCAGCATATAACCGTCCTCATCAAAATAGAACCTGCGCTTCCCGGAGGATGTGTTCAGGTCTTTCCACCCGACAGCCCATGATCTGTCCGAATACTCATACCACCAACGCTTCCCGTCTGCCGCTTGTCGCCATCCCTCAACGACAGCATCATCGTCATAATCGATGTAGCAAAAAGCCCGGATGTTGGCATCATACGCGCCACGAATCTTGGTCTTTACCATGCCGCCGTTCCGGTCGTCCTGCGCTCCTGAAGTGTTGCCCTCGTTGCACTCGAACTTCTTTTTGCCGCCGGAGTTGAATATTCTCATCGCCCTTCCCATGTGGGAATACTCAAAGATTACAAGGGCTCCGAGTTTCGGCTCCTTCCCGGTCTTTCCTGCCCGTTCAAATGCCGCAAGCGTAGAAAAGCAGTTGTAGCCTGTGTATGTCTGCGGGGTCATGTGCCAGTGTTTGAGGGCCACATCTTTTCCAAATTCGTAGAGCTCCTGCGCAAATTGATATGTCCCGCACCACGGCTGAGCCTGACAACCCGCAAGGCCCGCCGCGTTTACATCCCGGGAGAACCTTTGATAGTTGTTGTAGCCCTTGTTCGCGGTGTACGAATCCAAGTAGGCATTTGAGGCCTTCTCCATGTATCCATCAAAGCTGTTGGCTCGGGTGATTAGCCCTTCCAAAGTACCCAATGGATCACCTCCTTAATTGCACTCAAGGGCCGGGCCAGTACCTCTCTTTTTTGCCATCGACCTCTGACGGGTCAGGATAGCCTCCTGTTCCTGAGCCGGGCCAAGGGCCGGAAGAACAAGGTTGAATTCCTCATCCGTCATGAGCTCAAACTCAGATGTCTTGAACGGCCCGCCATTCCTTACACGCTCCTCAAAATCTGCGCTTCTCTGTGTAATCTTCTCTTTTGCCATCTTTGCACCCCTTTCTGACGCGTTCTGCGCCCCTTACTAATTTAAAGTGTCCTTTAAGTCAGTCTGTTCCAAGTGCTATATCTTTAACAACTTCTGCAAAATTAACTCTCTCGTTGCTAAGACATCCACTGATGTATCCACTATTTTCAAAATGATTAAGCACGTTCAGCATCCCCACCTTTGTGCTTATTACGCCAATAGAAAGTCCTTGCCCGGCATTTTTCGCATTGATTATGCTCTGTTCTGTTAGTTTCCATGTATCGTTTTCATACGGGGAAAACGACCAGAATACACGGTTGAATCCTGTTTTAAACTTATTAAGGGCATTTACCGAAGCACCGTTAATTTTGCTGTTTTTAATTCTGCCGACCCTTGCCCCTTTATCTGCCTTAACTATCATCTCCAAGAAAGCATCGGCCCAAGAAATCCACGAAACATTTCTTAGCATCTTATACTGGTCAAGGATTGAAATTAAGATGTTAACCTGTGCCTGTGTATATGTGGTTTCCGACTTTAGTTCAAGATACGGAAACAGTTCCGTCCGTTTGCAGAAAATTATAAAATCTTCAAACTTAAAAATCTTTGTGCCTACAAAATTCGGATTATACACACCATTGACAACAGGGAAATCATACTCCAATGCCTCTGCGTATGTTATATCCTTGATATAAACAGTTTCGCTCAAAGCTGTTCCATCGGTATTCCTTGCCGTCCTGTTAAGGGTTGGATCGTGAAGCAACACAGGCACGTTGTCGGACGTAAACTGCACATCGGTTTCGACAAAATGATACCCGGCTTCTACAGAAAGCCTAAATGCCGGAAGTGTGTTCTCTGGTGCTTCGTACTGCATCCCACGGTGATTTATGCCGTGGATAGGATAAATGTCAAATGGATACTGAATGTATGACAGCGAATCTTCCATTGAATCAACAATACTGCTTATGCCCGTTGTCCTGTTCACAAAGAATAGAGATGAGTATTCAGAAACATCGGAAATAATGCCGTCGTTTAATTCGTGGATGATGACGTAATATACACCGTCAACAGGAACCACCTTATTAGCAACATTTGTCGATAAGGATACATATGTACCGTCAGCATAGTAAAATAACTCATATTTTGCCGCCGAATAGTTGGTAAGACCTATTGTATCTCCTGCTTTAAGCGGTATTCCACCAACAGATTCGGGTATTCTGATGCTCCGGTTTGAATTTGCATACGTAATTGTAGTCGGGGGGTTGTTAATGGTTATAGTACCACGTTCAAAAGGCACTTCTGCGTTTGAAAGATTCTTTGACAGCGGAATCATCCCAGTTCCAATACTAGCTAATTTTTTGGTATCTGACTGAACGACCTCTTGCAATGTGCTGACCCTAGTTATTCTTACCAAATCTGCCAGTTCTGCAACATCGGTTAACGCAACTTCGCTGGTTATCCGTGCAACAAGCAGAACATACCAGCCTTTATAAACCACAGTAAAGTCAGCAGTCTTCCATGATGCCGTCAGATAGGTGCCATCCTCCTGCCTTACGCCAAGGAAAAATCTTGCATTTGTGTAATCCGTCAGGCTGATCACGTCCCCAACGTCTAACCAGATTTCTTTCCCTTCCGGCGTCCTTATGCGCCTAGAGTCATTAACATATGTCCAACCAGATGTAGTGATGCTAATTGCGCCTACTTCAAACGGAAGCAGAGGATAGCGTATTTCTTTAACTATGGTGCTTATCGCATATTCTCCGACGTTATCTAAAGCGCTCTTTAAATCAGTAACAGCGTCCCCGGCTGTCTTGGCTTCCGCCCCAACAGCATCAATGAGCCCACGAGCTCTATGGTCTACTATGTCGTGAGTCGTGCCGTCAGGAGTTTTGATTTGATAAATGTCTGCCATATATTCCTCCTTTTAGGACACCGTGACCGTTTTTAATGTGCCAGTGAATGTCGGAGCGGATGCTGTCGCCGACGTGATGCCAGTAACGATAGTCGAAGGAACTGCTCCCGGGTTGAAACTCAGCGTCAGGACATTGTTCTCAACTGTAGCGGAGAATGTCGGAGCCGTTACGGTTTCTATCGCGGGTGTTACTGTGATGGCAGGCGCAGACACGGTTCCTTCCGGTTGGTAGGTACCTGTGGCAGAATCTTTGTGCGCGAGGTCGCCCAGTCCGTCAATCAGGGTTCTTGCGCCCTGATCAACGATGTCACAGGTGTCTCCGTTCGGCAGTGTAATCTGTTCAATAGTAAGCATTGCAGTCCTCCTATTCTGTAGTGAATATTAAACGCTTGCCGGAGATGTAGCACATCACCTTGTTGTTCCAACTGTTCTTCTCGCTCTGAGTCACATGAATTGTGGAATCGTTTATGTGCGATAGATAGATATCATTAACGAATGGAAGATCAATCAAATATGCTTTCCCGTCGCCAATCTTTATGCCGGGAATATTTTTTACATTGCCTTCCTCATCTTCGGTCTGTCGATAATCTGTATATACATACAGTACGTTCTTCTTACTGATGAGGTCGCGTTGGCTGTTCCATCCATCAGTTGTATTTGACGCGACGGAATCCTGATGGATAATTTGCACCTCGCCAAAAGTTGCCGTCAATTCTGCTTTGAATTCATCGTTCATATCACACCATCCTTCAGGAGCCGTCCTGCGGTCGTTTCCATGATGTTTGACCGGGCACAATCTCCGTTGGGCCATCCCGCCCGGATCTGCACCTCTACAGGCGGCGGATTAATCTTTCGGTTATCAAACCTGAGTGTCTCGAGCTGAGTCAGCGTGAACCAAATACGCTCCGGCTCCACCCTTAGGTCGCTGATAGTTTTTTCGACAAGATTACGACCGTTCTGCGCAAACGTGACATATATCCTGTCCGCGCCAGTGAGGTCAACATCAACATCAATATATCTTTCCTGAGTTGTTCCTCTCATAATGATAATCACCCCCTCTGACGCGTTGTGCGCCCCTTAGACGGTCTTGTTATAGTTGACCGTAGAAACACCTATTAAGATACCTATGAGCGTCCCTGCGCTGTTAAGCGTGAGCACAATGGCATCCACGTTTGGCATCCCCCAAGCGGGGCCGACTCGACCAACAAACCATGCCAAACCATGCAAGGCCACAAGACCTGTCCACTTCAAGATATCGTACACTTTGTTCGGTAACTTCATCGCAACTCCTCCTTCCCTTCCACGCGGTCGATTCTTTTGTGAGCGGATGCGGCAGATGCTTCCACCTTTGACACCCGCTCCCGCAGTTCCCCCAAATCATCCCGAAGAGATTTCATTTCCCCTTTGATTTCTGCGATCCCTTCCGCGATATTCTCGAGTTTGATCAATACTGTTGTGATTTGTGTTGTTCCCTCTTTGTTGGTATTCCTTAGGAACTGATAAACTGTGAAGGCGAAAGCCCCCACGGATATAAGGATCGGCAGATTCTCCATCGATTCTCCTTTGCTTTACGGATTTTCCGCGAGCCACTTTTGCACAGCCGGACGGAAAAGCCTCGGCACATCAGCAAGTTTCCAAGCCTCCCCGGTTTTCGGGTTGGTCTCCTTGTTTTTAATCTTCACACCATAGAATCTTCCCATTACGCGCCCTCCTGCTCTGACAGCACAGTTGCGAGGTCATCAATCGCGCCGTCCTGCACCTGCTGAGATTCCTCAAGAGCCGCCACCCGGAGTTCAAGTTCTGTCGGCTCGTGGAGGCTGATAACGACCGTTACGGTCAGGCCGTCTTCGTTGGTCTGCCGCGTGGGAGCACCGTTCAGCACAAGCCCGGTATATTCCCCTGTTACAATGTCCGCGCCGTCATCATCCGGCTGTGAAAAAGTAATTTCGATCACGTTGTCCGCAGTACACTTTTCGCAAACATACAGAGCATCAGCTTCATTCTTGGCGGCATAAACGATATGAGCGAGGGTTGCACCCTCTTCAATCTGAATTTTTGTGCCGTCCTTGAAGGTCATGTGGTTCATGAGCTCCCTCCTTTTATGCTTCCTTGCCATACTTACGGTATGACAGATTAATGTTCTCCTGCTTAATTAAGCATCTTGAGAAGCCGTTCCTCTTCCGCCTTGCTTATATCAAGCGGAACTCCCGGCTCGCCGGGATCGCCCTTTACCCCAATCTCGACGAGTCCTTTTTTCCATAGTTCCCGCAGTTCCGTTTTACTTAATTCCGGTAATTCTTGCGGTATCATACTATCCTTCCTTTTAGGGCGTTAAATGATGCTATTGCGTCATTAACTAATACCACGGTCCATTCGTACACACCCGAATTGGTAAGGACTAACGGAACTACCGTGATCGGACAGGATACAACAAGCGCATCAAAGACCGGCAAGTATATAAAGATTGGCAATAAAGTTTTTGTGTTCGTCAGTATAAAAACAAGGATCACGGAATCCGGTGAGTATCCTTGTATAACGTTGCCGTATCATGCGGTGAACTCCAACATGTCGTTCACGGTCGCTGAACTAACGCAGAATTACCAGTCGACGGCGGCGCATATTAATACTTCCAATGTTAGTACAACGCAGACTGTTGCATCTATTAGGGATGCAAACGGAACATCTGCCGTGAAAACCTCTACGATGGCATCCGGGACATACGCATATATCACGTTCAGCGGATGGTATTTGACAGATCAGTAACCTTTAATCCCCAATTCTTACGGCATACAAAGAAGAATTAGAGGAGTCTGTGGGGTTAAACGATGACGACGCACCACGGGCAAGCGTGATCGTCGCAGTCCCATTCTGAAACATCCGTGATATAAGATTTGTCGTAGTTTGCACACGAATAATTTTAGAAACCACAAAACGTATGCGGCCCTCCGGGCCCCCGTTGGTTTCTAAATCCGTCCCGTATGAGTCATCAGTTCCGATACTACAAACAATTCTTTTATTCGCTACTGCCGACTGAGTGAGGGGTGACGCGAATATAGCATAAACAAGCCACGTTCCCGCCGTGACGGTGATTTGATTTACGTTTGTCCAAGAGCCAACGGGGATTGATACATTCGTACTTGCCGTATTAGTATTGATTCGCGTACCAAGGATCGTAATAGCATCATTTAGCGCCTTACCCTGCGCCGCGCTGAGGGGCTTATTCGTTGCAGTGGAAGTCAGGTTGTTCACGATGTCGGTGATATTGATCTTGGATGCAATTGCTGTCTTCGCGTCGTTGAAAAACTTGATAACTTTACCCCATGCCACAGAGCCCGTGTCGCCTGTCGCCGGGGTTGGATATTCCGCCGTGGAGGCCGTGACCGTATCAAGGGTCAGACCGCTCATCTTTGTTGTTTGTTCACCCGGTTTTCCCTGAGGGATAACAAAGTCAAGAACCGCCGCTGTTGCAGTGCCGCTGTTGGTGACCTGCGCCGTGTTGCCGTAAGCAGTAGTGGAGACCGTACCGACTTCGATGGTCGCGCCGGGGCCAGTAGCTCCCTGAGGGCCTTGCGCTCCCGTATCGCCCTTCGGCCCTTTGATGTTGCCAATTAATGTTCTCTTAATAGCCATAAGCCCTCCTTACTCTCCGCCGTTGCCTGTTTCGGTTCCGGCTTCATCCCCGGTGTTATCCCCGGTATTGTCGCCCGTGTTATCGCCTGTGTTGTCACCCGTGCCCCCGGTATCCTCTCCGGTGTTTTCACCCGGGTCAGGCGTTTGGCTCCGGGTCTTCCTCCGGGTCTGTATAGGTAAAGACATACTCAAGATTCCCGGAATCACTGTCATATTCAAAGTTGTCGCCGATGTCGGATGAGTCATCCTCAAGGACATACAAGTTTCCTGTATCGCCCTCGACATAGAGCATATACAGACCATTAACGACCTGACTGATGCCGCTGTCACCCTTGTCGCCTTTATCGCCCTTGTCGCCCTTCAGAGCCCCGGACTGCAAAGCCGTCTGAACGGTATCCGCCACAGTTTGCGCGTTCTGCGCCGCCGTATTTGCGTTCTGTTTGGCGGTTTCGATGCTCGCGTATGTCTGCTCGACATTGCTGTTGTAGATTGCCGCGTGGTCTTCCGACTCCTTCGCCGCCGCCGCTGAAGCCACAGCCTCATCCCTTGCGTCCAAAGTTGTCTCAATGTATTCCGCGAGGTTTGCCGCGATGTCGATAGCCTGCTCAATCAGCGGGATCGTGGTTTCCGAAATGACGCTGTCGTCATGAAGCGGCGATTCCTCAACTTGGAGAAGGAAGTTGCAGGTTCCAATGATTTCAGATGATGTCCTCACCCTGAGCTCGCATACCACCCGGCCCGGAAGCGGAACCATCTGTTGTTCGCAGTTAAAAACTGCAGCATTCCCGGAAGTGCTTGCCGCCGCGAAGGAAAAGACATTGCCGTCCGGCTTCAAGCCGTTCATCAGAACTGCGGCGTTGCTCGGGATGTTGAAAGCCTCTGCCCCGTTGTAAAGCCGGAAGGTAAAGGCGTTGAGCTGTGCCTCATATTGGCTCACATGGATAACAGGCGGAACGCCTGACGGAACCAAATTTATATTGATTGTTTGCGCGTACATTACTCGTCACCTCCCGGATCTAAATGGTCAATTTGATTCTGCAAAGAATCGAGCTTGTCATATATGTCATCTATGGTTTCGCCGACTCCCCACCAATGGCTCCCCGAGAAAATGCTGTTGTGCAAATACAACTCTTGCGCATACATATTGTCGCGGGTGATTACTGTCCCGTATTCGCTCAGGATGTCTTCCGGGTCATTGATGTCAGGCTCGCCGCCATTCCATCCAGTCCAAAAGTGATAATCCTCGTTGTCGCCGATGCCCATATTCTCGCCATCTGTTGCAAGATACTGTCCTGCATCCGTGGAGAACGTGTGAAAACCGCCAATGTATACATCTTCTTCGGAGGCGATGAACTGACCGCCCTTGGATTCAATTCGGGAGCCCGTAATCTTGGAACCTTCAATGTCGCCGGAGAACTTCGCGTTTGTCGCCGTCAATTCACCTTTTTCGTTAACATGGAAGTTTTTTCCAATATCAATCGTGCTTGCCGTGATTTTCCCGGAGAAGTTGGCCCCCGTAGCGGTCATGGTTCCGTCCTGCCGGACTTCAAATTTGTTCCCGAGCTTGATGTATCCGCCGTAGATGTTTAGGCCCTGAGCCGTGAGCTGTGCGAGCACCTGCGCCGGGTTTGATGGGTTGTACAGATACAAACCGCCGTGATTGATTGCGAGGAGCATCCTCTGCGAGTTATCAAACAGTTTCAGGCCGTCCTTGTCCCATCGTCCGTATGCTTTTCCGCTACTGTCGAGGATTTCAAAAACGCCGTTCGCGTTGTTTACGCCTCCGAGAGCAAAGTGTGCATCGATTGTCCATGATTGGTAATACGGCCCCCGGTATCCAGTAGAGCTGAAGCCGATGCCGTTCATGTTTATGCGCAGGACATTCTTGGCGGTGTACAGATTGTCGGTATCGAGGAAAAGAATCTCGTTGGCGAATCCTTCAGCGTTGCGGTTGATAACCACATGGCCCCGGAGCCCTGCCCCGAGAACACCCGTCGCCCGGTCGATGCTTGCGTGCATCTGAGCCGTTGTCGGGGCTTCGTCTACGCGCTCCATCTGATCCTCAATGGTTGTCGATAGCGTGGAGCGTTTGTCCCCTATAGTCACGGAGTTATATCTGTCATTCAGAACATCCCACTCTGTCTTGCAAACCTTCGCCTCAGTGCTGACCCCGAGTTCCGCGAAAACAACTGTCACCGTGTCGCAGAGGTTCACGCTTTGCAGGCTTTTGAACACATCTTTGTATTCCGCAGTATCCGCAAGATTGATAAACTTCACATCAATACTCACATTCGGAACCCCGATATTGTTCTTGACGATAAACCGCTGAGCATATTCCCGGAGCTGAGCCGCCGTCGGTGCATTGTCAAAGACATCTGAGAAGTCATACGGGATTGTCCGCTGATATGGGAAGTTCTGCGCGTTCGCGCTATGCACAACCTTTTCCGGCAGTGTTACAAGCTGTCCCTCAGTGCTGACCCAATACGGGCACACGCCTGTATAAGTGCTTTCAATGTTCTCCTCTTGCGTAAGGTCGATGATGTTCTTCCCGTAACGCAGGGTCACGCCCTTGTTCTTCCCCCGGGAGCTATGGAGCTTGACGGTGTACCCGTCCCACTCGTACTCCGCGCCGTTGCCGTAAACATCTATGATTGATCCCTGCCGTCCGCCCAAATACGACCGAATAGCCGCCGGGATTGGCAGGGAGAAAGAGGAGGTTGATGTGAGGTCTGTCCAAAAGGTAAAAGGACACGCCTCCGCCGCGTTGGTCTTGAATCCATTCAGGGCGTTCTTGATGCCCTGTGCGGAAAACGGCATTACCGGAATGTGGTTGAGCTGATAGCTGATATGCTCCGCGTCAACCTTGACTATGCCCTTAATGGGCCGCGTTATATGGCAAATCCTGAACGGCTGAAGCCCTCCGCCTTGGAAGGGCTGTGCGACGATGATGTTGCTGTGCCGGATGTCCGAGAAGTGGGCCCCGTTAAGTGGATACTCCATAGTCAGAGTGTACGGGCCGTTTCGCTCTTCCGTCACAACACAAGTCTTTGCATCCGAGAGCCGCCCAATGCCGTTCGATGTAAAAGCTGTTGCCGTTGAGGCAAAAAGAATCGGAATCATAGGATGTACCACCTCGGAGTAATCTGTACCTGCGAGAATCCACTGACGCTCAGCCTGTTTTCTCCGGGCTCAAGCCTTGGAAACTTACCGTTGACCAATGTCACGTTACTATTGCAGTTCGTCGCGCCCTTATACGCTTCCTGCGCCTCGCAGTCTATATCGGTATATTGGTTTGCCGTCGTTACCTTTACCGCCACGGCCCCCGCAGAATTGGTGATGGTCAGAGTTCCCGTGCCGTATAAGCGGATGAGGGGCTTTGCCGGGAAGTATGTCGGGTTCATGATTACGCCGCCGTTATATCCCTGAACGGCCTGCTCGCCGCTTCTGAGCCATCTCTCCGGCCTCGCAGAGAAGTTAATGACAACTCCTCCGGCTTCGTCGTGAGGATGCGCTACAGGGGAAGCTCCGCCCTTGTAAATCGCCATTCTGTATTCATCCGGGCGGAATGTATCTTCAAGCCTGTAATATCCCTGATGCCCTAACAGGAAGCCCCGGATTCCCGCCAAAAGTGGCTCAATGTTTTCCCGGTATTGTTCCTGAATAGCAATGCAGGTATAGCTGATTCCCGCGTCTGCATATCGGTTGTTATACTGATGCAGAACGCCATTTCTTCCCGGAATCACAACATCCGTCATGTCAGGCACCGGGTCAGTCAGTGGAGTTTTCCCGTAAACACTCAGGCCAAAAGACAGGGAGGACACCCCGTCAAAAACAAAAGCATCTGCGTTTGTCATGCCAGTGAGCCCTCCCATACTCTTCTACTGTTGGTAATTTGTCTGTTAATGTGCTCCGAAACTGCCTCAGCCAACTCTTCCACATTCTGCCCTTCCGCGCCGTATACGGTTATCGGGGCATTTACCACAACGCCGCCACCGCCGCCTCGGTTGTTCTCTGTCATCGGAGAAAGCACTCCAAGCTGTCTTCCTGCATTAGCAAAAAGGTTGATCGCCCGGTCGCGCCTATTTGCTGAAAGCGGGATGATAACCTCCGGGCCCGCCTCACCAACCGTGACATCCTGCCGTTTAAAAATGAAACCGCCGCTTGCCTTTTGGCTTCTGCCGCCGTAGCTTTTGCTACTTCCATCATCGACAACGGTCTTCACGACCTTTGCGACAATCGGATGAGCATCAAGCCAACTTTGCATCTCGCTTCGGGCTCCCGCCGCCGCGCTCGCGCCGCCTGTAACGCTTCCGACATTGCCCGTCATTGGCTGACCGACAATGTTTTGCATTTCACCGTGGGCCGTTGTTGCCGCCGCTTCTCCGCCCTCAACCTTGTCCACAGTAGACTTGAACGGGTTATCGGTGAATTGCTTCTGCATACCGTCTTTCGTTTCAACGGCATGGCCAATGGATTCCTCGTTGTTGATTGTGATTCCGGGAAGCGGAGGCTTAAATGTTTCCTCAATGTTTTGTCGAGTTTCTTTTGCGCTCTTCTCCGCAACCTGACGGGCCTTCTCAGCCGATTCACCGACCTTTGTGTATGAGTCAGCGGTCTTTTCCGCGCCCTCCACACCGTTCTTTGCGAGTTCCTCCATGGTTGTCGAAAGACCCTTTACAGTAGCGTCTGCCGCCGCCACGTTTCCATTGGCGGTTACCATGGCATCTCCGGCCTCATTTACGGCATCCTTGAGCTGTGCCACTTTTGCGTTGGCTTGCTCCATTCGGGTGTACCAGTTTGGCGTTGTAATCGGGTTCGCATTTGCAAGCTCGTTTGCTTCAGCCATGGCCTTTCCGAGCTCTTCAGCCGCCTGTTTATGCCGTCCTTCAGCGTTTATGACTTCTGTATGAGCCGCCGCTTGATTCTTCAGGGCTTCCGTGTAATCAGACATGACAGCCTGTTGGATCGCCTGATACTTCAGTTTTGCGATATGCTCATCGATTGCCGCGTCAATTTCCCGGAGAGCCGCCGCTGAATCCTGAGCCTGAGTGATAAACTGGAGGCTATAGTCGGTTTGCATAGCCCCGTTCAGTTCATCGATGGCGTGCCATGCAAGCTCTTCGCATCCTTCCTTCAGCTCTCCCGTAGCCGTGAAGCACTTATGGAGCTCATCACGCCAAAAAGTCAGCGGAGCCCCGGTTGTCGAGAGGTCGTCTGAAACCTTCTTCATGGAGGTCGCAAGACCTTCAATAGATGCCCGGTTTTCCTCGACATTCGCCGCCATCATTTGGACCTTATCCCGGAACGCATCAATCTGCGGGTTGCTTGTATCGATGCCCGCTTTGAAGGCTTGAACGCCGATGGTAATTCCCGCGAGAGCCGCAACAACAAGTCCGGCAGGAGTGAGGATCGCCCCGAGAGCACCAACGATTGTTCCGATTGAACTAATCATGCTTCCGAGAGCGATGGTTACAGGAGCGATTCCCGCCGCGAACACAAGCATTTGAGCGATAGAACTCTGAGTGGCGGAATCAAGGGAGTTAAACCAGTTGACGGCATCCTGCACCTTACTTACAAGGTCTTTGATATTTGGGAGAAGGGCGTTGCCGACGCTGATCGCCGCCTCTTCCACGCCGGATTTCAGAATGGTTAATTGACCGTTCAGATTGTTCTGCATGGTTTCCGCCATCTTCAGGGCGGTGCCATCCGCATTATCAACGGCCCGTGTCAGCTTTTTGAAATCCGCCTCCGTTGCATTAACAACAGCGAGGAGTCCGCTCATGCCTCCCTGACCGACAAGCATTGCCGCATACTGTGCCTTTTCAGCTTCCGTAAGCCCCGAGAACGCGTCCCTTGTCTCCTCCATGATCTGCATGAAGGATTTCATATTGCCTTCGCTATCCGTAAGACTGAGGCCAAGGTCTTTCATCGCCTGAGCGCTTTGCTTTGTCGGCTTCGCAAGACGTGTCATCCATCCACGGAGAGCAGTACCTGCCATACTCGCTTTGATACCGCTGTTTGCCATAAGTCCGGTTGCGACTGCCACATCCTCTATACTGAATCCGAGAGCACCCGCGAGCGGTGCGGCAAACTTGAATGTCTCACCCATCATTGACACGTTGGTGTTTGCATTAGATGATGCCGCCGCGAGAACGTCCGCAAAGTGCCCGGAATCCGCCGCCGTCAGACCGAAGCCAGTTAAGGCATCGGTAACGATATCAGAAGTTGTGCCAAGGTCCTCACCTGCCGCCGCCGCGAGGTTCATAATTCCCTCAACACCGTCAAGCATCTCTCCGGCCTTCCATCCTGCCATTGCCATGTACTCCATGGCTTCCCCGGCTTCTGATGCAGAGAACTTTGTTTTCGCGCCCATCTCCCGGGCTTTCGCGGTTAGCTGTTCAAACTCGGACCCCGTCACGCCACTGATGGCCTGAACTTTCGACATTTGAGACTCGAAACTGGCGGCAGTCTTGATCGCGAATCCTAAGCCCGCGCCCGCCGCCGCAGACATCGGAGCAAAGAACTTACCGACCTTTTGAACCTTTTCTCCTGTGCCCTCTAATGACTTACCGACTTCTTTCAGCTTGCCGGAGGCACTTTCCATTCCTTCCCCGAGGTTCTTTCCGAGCTGTTTTGCCTTCTCAAGACCCTCCTCGAACTTTGAGGCATCAAGGCCAAGAGTGGCCATCAGGTCCATTACATTTGCCATCTTTAATCCCCCCTCAGCCTGCTCAGACGTTCTTTGATGTTGTCTTTTATCTCATCCGCCGAACGTGTTTCCTGTACAACACTTGTATTCCCGGTGATCAGGTCATAATATCGCGGTGTTTCCGTAAAGCCGCCAAGGCCCCTCAGTGCATCCGTGACGTAAATTCTGAAATCCATTTCACGCTGTTCATGCAACATCCGGGCCCTGACGTATCTTAAAAAAGGAGTTACTGCTTTTCTGCCTCTGTATTCTCCGTAGCATCGCCAAAAGAGGTCTTTTCCGTTTGGCTCTGCGAGGAAAAAAGCCCCATCAGATCCTCATCCTCAAGGATTTCCATCAGCATCTTCGGAAGCGTCAGAAGAGAAGGTTTGTATGTTGCCGGGTCCTTTTCATTAAGCAGGGCAATGATGGTTGTCACCGCCTTCTTGTGCTTCTTCAGCCCGAGTTTGATCGCTCTCATTCTGTCGCCGCTCGTATACGCCGTAATGACTTCCTGATCCACGACGATTTCGCATACCGGGTCAATTAAATCCGCGAGTATGTCAAGCGCGTTGTCGCCTTCAATCTCTGATAACTTCCGCATCTGTTCCTCCTACTTATTCACCTGCGCCCTGAGTAACCGGGTCAGCACTGTACCACTCCATCGGCATGGTATCCTGAGCGTTGATGGACACATGGCCCGTCAGCTCGATCTGAACCTGACCCTTTCCGTTCTTGGTAGTCTGAAGAGAAAGACCTCCGGTAGACAGCGCGTTCATGAGCTTGACCGCCACCATTCCGCCGTCAGCTCTGTCACCAACCCACCAAATAGTTGCAAAGTCAGTCTGCTTCAGGTCACGGCGGGGAGTGATTTTGTTTCCGTCAATATCAGCCGCGCCAAGTGCATATCTGATAAGCTCCGGAGATGTACCGATGCCCGTTGTGGACAGCTTGCACTCCCACGAATCAAGATGCTTCAGCTCCTTCATATTGATCGGAACATTATCGACATCTTCGCCAAGGTCCGAATATGTCGGAATACAGGTAGCGTTGATACCTCCTGTAGTGGCGGTGATGATGTCTTCATCGGCGGGCTCAGCCGCAGTCTCGGGGTCAAAATTCTTGAGGAGTACACCTGCATTAAGCTGAAGGGATTCAAATGTTGAGCTCGGAATCTTTGTAAATTTACCCATTTCGTTCTTCCTTTCATGCGTATTCAAATATCAAATCGCTATTTCTTATCCGTTTTGTTTGTCCGCGACAAATATTTGTCACGCAATGCCTTTTCAATCCATAATGTTCAGCGGCCTCGTTGACGCTTTTATATAACGCTCCGTCATTAACGCACCGAACGGCAGTCACGTTTTTCCCGATATGGGATATGCTCATCTTTTTTCGAGTTTCTGCCGATGGATGTTGCCCGAGCGTGCTTTTATTTCCAAGGGCGTTCAACCTGCGTTGTTCACACTGTTTAGGGGTGCATCTGCGCCCCTTATTTGCCGCGCTTATTTTTCGCTTGTGTTCTTCCGTAAAAACTCTGCCCCTGTTGCTTTCCCGTATCTTTCGTATTGTTTCGGGTGAATGAACCCCCGCAGTCTTCCCGCCGAGGTCAAGGTTGTATCCGACTTCCGGGTTTGTTGCATCAAGCTCCTTAATAAGTCTGCGTTCCATTTCACAGGCCGCAGATTCCGTTAAGCCTTCTGCAAGGATTTCATGACTGAAGTTTTCTTTTCCATACTTCTGAATAGCAGAAAAGAAATGCCCATTTCCCCGATAACCCGCCGTCCATCGCCTCATTAACGGCTTGCAAGTTATGCCGATATAAATCTTTCCATTCACAAGGTTCGTATGTTTATACACGATATACACAAGTTTTTCCCTTAATCTGCCGTCAGGCACTCAGCCTCGACGGATATTAATATCCTTTTGATCGCATCATCCCCGCTTGCTACACGCTGAGCAAACGGGGTTCTGTCGGGAACTTTAAACCATATATAGCCGCCATCGATGGCAACAACCTTGCCACCCTTCATGGCCTTTAATATTTCGTCAGCTTTTTGACTTATCTCTTTCCATGAGCCGGAGCGATACCAAAGAGACGCAGAAAGCGCAAGAGGTTGATCTAAGATGCCCCCTTGCGCCTCGTATGTGATGTGAGGAAAAGCGGGCTCATCTCCGCTCGTAAACTCAGAGTTTTGATCATAAGCCGGAACCCCGAACGAGTTCCAAAACTGATCTTGGGCTTGCCACTTGTCCATTGCTTCTCCTCCGCTTATTTCAGCTCCCATTCCTCTGCACTAACCTGCCGCATATCCAACGACGCGCTTGCCGGAGTTCGCTTGTCGTTTCCGTCAGAAGTGACCCGAAGAATCTTCCCGCTCTCAACGCGCCTGAAGACATCATGGTATTGGAGATTAACGCCCTTTGTCGTGGTGACTGTGTATAAATCATTCACGCCCTGAACGCTCGCAAGACGGGCCTGTGTGGATGTGTCAAGAGTGATAGCCGCCTTAAAGGTCGCGCCATCATCCCACTGATATTCAATTCCGCCATATCCGTCAGGAACAGATTTGCGGTCAATCATGACACAATCTTCCATCGCTTCTGCTAACAGACTCATAACTTCCTCCACTGCCTCAACTTCCCCGCAAATACGCTCTGCCATGAGCCGGGAACCGTTCCGCCAGTAGCCGTCGCTGAATTCGCTCCGCCTCCGGCTTTTGAATACGAATACCCGCCAAAACTTTCGCTCTGATATGGGCTCATCGCCTGACTATCAAGGGCCTCAAATTTGCCCCGCCACGCGTCAATCTCCGCGTCAAGCGCGATAACCTCGGGCGGGACCGCCATCAGCCACACAGCACCGTCAAAAACCTCGTCTTTGGGGAACACATTTGGGGCTTTGTAAACGCCATCATTGAACGCGCTTCCCACAACGCGGAAATACTGATCATCCGGGATGCTAATCCCCTGAAGTTGCCCGTCAGATATCGCGAATACTCCGAAATGATGCGGCTGATTCCAATCGAACCAATTCTTCAGTTCTTTACACAGTTCTGTAAGCACGACCGCATCTCCTTCCTCGCTCAGCGCGTTTTACGGCCCCTAGAACGGGTTTTCTTCTGCTCCACGGTAATTTGTACGTCTTCTTCCTCAAAAGAGATCAGCGGGCGTTTCTGTGCGTTCTCAGAGGATGACAGCTCGTTTAGCCTCTCCGGGGTTACAGTAAGACCTTCCCGGGGGAATGTATCCCCCGGGTTGTACGGCCTTGAATTATCCTGTAAATCCTCAAAGTAGGCGATTACCCGCCACATTATCAAGCACCCGCAGAGATGGTCTCTACGCAGATACCGTCAAGATACTCAGCAAAGAGCACCATACCCATGATTGCGGTAGACTCAGATACCACGGTGTCATAGTTGCCTTCAGCATGGAAGCC